TCACACAAGCCCCACCTTTTCGTCTTCGCAATACATCTTGTGGGCATTCTTCAAATGCTCTTCCAAGACATCGGGGGCTATTATGTGTACCTTCAAAGCGGAGGAATTTGGGTAACGATCGAAATAGGGGTCTAAGGAGAAATAAAGGCCCACGCTCTCCACATGGGAAGCAGCCCCCACCTTGTTGTAATAATTGGAAATGCGCTGAACGATGCGCGGCAACACCTTGATACCCGTGCGGCCGTCTTTAAACTTCACGACGGCCACCACATGACGAGATAGCCGTTTGCGTGTGTCAACAATTTGCGAGCCACCCGATTCGACCATGCGATGGCGGATGGCGATATTTCGTCCATGCTCTCTGTTGATTTCCTGCATCATGCTCTTGAATATCTGCCCGTGGGATGAAGTGTCCCTCATGCAATTATACGCAATTCTGTAGTGTATCATTTCATGGATGATGACATCTTCGAGTTCGTTTTCTGGCAGGTCGAAACTCGTGCTGAAACGCAAAGTACATTCAATATGGCTCATTTTTTTCAGCGCCTCCAATCCTCTTAATCTTCGAGTGACGCATTTGCCCAAAAAGCTACGCGCCCTTGAGAGTTGGAACGTTGGTTCCGGCAGAGCATTGTTGAAAATGGTCTTGTTAAACTCCCTGAATTTCTCAACAATGAAAGTCTCTGTAAAAATCATACTGCTTTTGTCTAAGTGAAAAGTAGATATGCCCGAAAGGGCGTTGAATACTAAACAATTATGCTCTTGTGTTTTATACAATAATTTTGACCTATACGCCAAAAATCCGACAACCCATCTGAGCCATGACGAAAGATTAGGAAACCCTTAATCCAAATCTGATTTTCAGCGAGTTACACAATTAGTATGTGATTTTGTAGAATTATTGTAGAATTTCTGTATTTCATCATTCATTACTACGTTCATTTCGCCCACAAAGGTAATACATTTTTTCGGGAAACGAGCAAGAAAAAGTGCCGACTTCTCAGCCGACACTCCCAACTAATAAAAAACAATCTTAACCTTAAAGAAACCTATTTAAGTTCTATGTACTCTGTGTATGTTATCCGAGTGTGTGGATTAGTACTGACAATTTCCTGTCTGATAGCTTTGCACCCCCAACGGAAAAACAGAAACTTTTTCGGCACTCTATGTACAATCTGGACTATGGTATCTTGCGATACGACATTCAGCGATACATCACGCCCTTTCAGTTCACCAAGTATATTTACCCACGCATCATGCCAACTGAAAGACTTGACGGTATCAATGGTGCCATTGCGATACACAATGCTGTCACGGACTTGTGTAATCACTTTCACTTCCGTTTCTGTTGCAGTTGTAGAGGCAGCTTTCAAGCGTTTAACCTTTATTCCTAATTCATCGGCTGTCTGGCACATTTTCTTATACTTGCCTTTCAGTTCTGAATAAGAAAGCTCCAACCTTTGAACACTCGCAGCCGATTTACCAGCTTCTGTTTCGTAGTACGTTGCTTTCTCCAGCAGTGCCGTCTGATTGCCTTGCAAGCGGTTGTTGTCTGATTGCAACGCCTTGTTTCGCAGATACAGAGCGGAACTAACGCATAACAACACCGCTATTGCGATACCAAGTCGTCTGTTCATCTTAGTACATTATTTATATAGTCAATGATACCGTCCACATGGAGTTTGGTTATTGCAGCTTTTCCGTCTTCACTTAACAGCAACTCCAAATCTTCCTTGTTGTCGTAGAATAGGTTTTCTGTCAGCACAGCGGGGCAAAGAGTATTACGGCAGATAGCAAGGTCTTGCGGAATGTACTTGTCGTTAGGAACGGCACGATTGCCTTTAAGACCTAACTCAATAGCCTTATCCCACAGACAAGCAGCGAGTTTCTTGCTGTTAGACGAGGCATTAAGTCCTACATGAGCGGAAAAGCCCCTTGCGCTATACCATTTGCCGTTACAACCAGCAGCATTACTATGTATTGACACCACAAGTACATTCTTGGCATCCACCTTACGGCAGATGTCATTGACACGCTTACATCGTATGGAAAGCGATATGTCAAAGTCTTCTGGCACTATTCGCTCTACATCATAGCCCTTACACTTGAGGCAGCTTTCAACACGCTTTGCAATCTCCCTTGCAAAAGCATATTCTCGCAAACGACCATCGGGCGATTGCTTGCCCTTGGTGTTTACACCGTGTCCATTGTCGATTAAAATTTTAACCATAATATATAATTAGCTTAAAATGTTGTATAAATGCGCATATAATTTTACGCAGATATTGTATTTATGAATTAAGCCGTTGGTAAAAGTCTGTTTTGATGTTGTCGTATGCGAGCTTAACGTTTGTGTAGGCACGGGCATTGTTTGCACCGTCCGCATTGTAAATCTCGCCCTCCACCACCTTTGCCACATCTTCCACCCATTCGATAACGCAATAATCGGATATTGGTTTTCCTCTGTAAGTGAATGGGTCAAAACGGCTGTTTCTATCATTGTGTATCACCATTAACGACTTGCGGATTTTAGCCGCTGTCGCTTCGTGGTCTATGATATGATTCTCTTGGCGCACCCTTTTTATCAGCCGACAAACTTGCTCTATTGATAGGTCAAAGGCAAATCCTGTCAGATTGCGTATGCGCAGCAGCGTTTCCGTCCTTAGACCCTCCGATATGTCTTGCAACATATCATTCTGGGCGTTGGTTGTCTTGGCAAGCTCTTGCAAGCTCTCCTTGTTGTCTTGCATCATCTGCTCAATGATAGCCTTGAACCACTTGAAAATGGCAACCATCATTGCAGCCGACAAAATCAAGAAGAAAGCCGCTGTTACTGCCATCATGCCGAAATCACTTATACCGTGCGCAACTGTCGTTACATCTGTTATGCTATTCATCGGCTTCGTCTGTTTTTGGTACGTTTATAGAAATCGAAGTTCTCTTTGTCTTCCCTTGTCACCTCACTTTTTGGCGAGAATACACGAAAGCCGTACATATTGCCATAAGATACCACCTTGATAATGGCACGGAATGGATAACGCCTATTAGGGTTACAGAATACATCTTTCAGTTTCTTGCTGTCAGTGAAGAAAGCAGACCTGTTATAACCCTCGCCATAAGCGACAAGAGTACGCTCCCCATTCTCTGTTGCTCTGTTCTCCCAACCCGTGAATACTGTCACTTGGTTCACTACCGCATCCACAGATGTAAACTCACAATCGAACAGGTCGCTGTTCTCGTTAGGGTCTTCTACAAAATCTTCTATCTCGTTCATAAGTCCATTGGAATGTTAAGGGTTTCACAATCGTTGTCTATCATCGTGCGGATTGCCAGACGGTCTTTCAAGAAATCCTCATAGGGCTTCTTTGCGGATTCATCCATCAAGCCGAGTGCTGCACTCTGATACTCGTTCACTAACTTGCTTTCAGTCTTAGCTGGGTACTTTGCAGTAATCAGCGTACTGAAAATGTTGTCGGCAGTCTTGGGGTATTCGACACGAAGGCTGTCATACTGCCACATCTTGCCTGTCGGGTTTTCTCCGTCTGTGGCTATGTGTGTACCGCCCATTTCTTCCGTCACAACCTCCACTTCCTTTATGTTGAAGTTGTAGAGGAATGTTCCCTGTCCGTTGTTGTACGGGTCTATCACTTGCGGACGCTGTGCTGACAGCAGACCCATTGATAAAATACTTGTGTCCATCGTTTATAATTTTATTAAAGACATTCTTTTTGTGCGCCTCACTACATCTGATAGTCCAACCCCATTCAGACGGAAAGAGGTGCTTTATATCATTCTCATCTTTAATAGGACATTTCTTAGCGATAATGGACGCTTTGCGGTAGAACCTCAACAGTATGCTTTTTCTTAGCAATACATTGTAATGGTTTTGTAGGAAACCGCAATAATCAATGCCTCTATCATCAACGGGGTATATCTGCCAATTTGCCTTGAACTCAACTTTCAGTTCGGTTGCGAGATACAAGCCTGTCATATCAAGCACAAAGTGCAGTGCCTCTTTGCTCTCGCACAAGAAAACCATATCATCCATGTAACGGAAATAATACAGTTTCACCCCAAACATCTTTAGAACAATCAAAGCAAGGACTTCCTTAACCCAATGGTCAAAATAAGCCAGATACAAATTTGCTAAGTATTGGCTTGTGTAGTTTCCAATAGGCAGCCCCTTGTCTTTACCGTTACTGTCAATAATCTTGTCTAACAGCCTTAACAACTGTTCATCCGCAATAGTAAACCTTATGATTATTTTTAATGCGGTATGGTCTATGTTGTCGTAGAACTTGCTAATGTCAGTTTGAAGACAAAAACGAGTCCCTTTCTTATCTCGCATCAATGCGCTACGCACATCAAGCATACACTTGTGTACTCCACGACCTTTAATGCAAGCATAGGTATTTTCAATGAACAAGTGCATCCAATGCTCACCCAGCACGTTAATCACGCAATGATGAATGATACGGTCGGGAAAGAATGGCGCAATCATCAGTTCACGCTCTTTCGGGTCGTAAATCTTTCTTTTCTTGTATTCGCCTGGTACATACGTTTCATTAGCCAACATTTCATACAACTCATACAGTCGCTCACAGATATTGTCGTTAAATTCGTTAATCTCTGTTCGCTCGCCTTTTCCACGCTGTGCGTTGTATTGAGCCTTGCACAAATTTTCATTCGTGTATAGCAAATGATAAGCGTTCTTTATCTTCTTTGATGGGGAACAAGCCAGCTTGCCTGTATCTCCAACATAAAGACCGCAATCCTCAAAGTCGGTATATTGATACAAATATGTATTTGCTTTCATTACCTATGTTGTGCCGTTAGTCTAATACAGAGCTTTCAATCATTTACTCGCACCGTGTTAATCACTATTTTTCCACCAAGAGGTGAAGTGTCGGCAGCATTAAGTATCTTATTTCTCAATTGAAACCAAACGGTAAAAGCGGAAGCCACTGTTCGCATTCGAGTTCGAGGAACGATTATTCGCATTCGCATACCCCCAGCCCGCATTCGCACCATTATTCGCATTAGCAGACAGAAGCAAACCCCATACTACCGACACTTAAAATATTTTGTTTTAATATTTCCAATTCAAACGGTTCACGTTAGCCCGTTTTTTTCGTTGCTCCGTGAACCGTCATTTTGCAGTCCGTCAGAAACGGCACAAGCGGAAGCCACCGTGCGCAGTCGAGTACGAGGAACGATAATGCGCAGCCGCAGACCCCCAGCCCGCAGTCGCACCAGAAGCCGCAGCAGCAGACAGAAGCAAACCCCACCAACCAGACGCATCACTACCAGGGTGCCAGAAGTAGTCACAAGCACCTTGATTGCTACTACCACCTATTGCATCGGGGAAGCAGATACCATTGCTTGAAATGGCAAAGTGCAATATCCAACCACTGCTACGAGGCAAATCGCACATTTCCGTATAGCCATCGGGGACAGTCGTAGCATTGTCTGAATGTGAAGTGAACTTTGTCGGGTCTTCGCACAGATAAGCAATACTCCTACCTCCCTCCTTGTCGGGAATATGGCGTATAAGCACATCGTCTGCCAAAAGCCACAAGTATTCGTATGGAGCTTCCAAACCACGGTAAGATGTTACATAAACGGTCTTATCTCCACCCGTCCAACCTTTGATAACGTATGCGATACGACCTGTATTGTTGCCAAGCGTTGCAGTAACTCCACAAGGCACGAAAGGATTATATCCACCCCATGTATTCCACTGATTACCATCAACAGCGGGACCACTACCCAAGCCGCCCTGTCTGAATCCGTCAGCAGTCAGCGTTTCGTTGTAAGTGTCTTGACAATGCAACGAAGCATATTCTATGCGTTGCAACCACGCAATTTCTGTATATACACGATACACGCCAAGGTGAGTGCCGTTTTTACAATAAGGTCGTGCGCCAGCCTTACTGATAGAAGTTCTTGGCATACCAAGCATGGAATGATAAGTACCATCCCAAGCGGAATTGGAACCGCTACCGCCACGGTAACGTGCGGCATTGTCAAGCATTTTCAAGATACCCTCTTCATCACGCAACAGTTCGCCAGAGCCATCCCATTGCAACCAACAACCAGACACGGCTGTATTGGTGTCACGGTCAATAGTTGCACACCAAGGCGAACAAGTCTTGCGTGACATCTTCACAAAACCAGGCAGAGGGTATTCCGATATGGCATATAGCCACTTTGTACCCTCAACCTCAAAACGACCGTAATATTCGGGTTTCTCCAACATCACGTTTCCATCCGTGCTGTCAATGGTAGCCTTTGCACCCGAATCCTTTTTACGGCTGTCATTCTGATGCAAGTAGTATTTAACAGAGCCGTCCGCATTTTCAACGAAACGCCTCAGTTTCTTCTGAATTGGTAACGTGCGGTGCAAGTCAAGATTGCCAACTCTTGTGAGCTTGTAATCCTTGCTTGTAAAGTCACCTTGCACACCGTACCACATATCGTAAGGATATTGCGGTTTAGTGGAACCGCTGCCTAAAATAAGTCCCATACTCTTATACGATTTTGTTAGGTTGTTCACTCGCTCCCCAATATACCTCAAACTTCTGCAAGTCAATAGCGTTTGGGGAAATGTACGCTATCATTGCGGGTGTCCAATCGCCAATTGGCACAGGAAAGGCATCTCCCTTTTCTCTGTCACCAATAAGGCGGCAGTCAAGCAGTGTGTCGCTCAACATCGTGTTTTCCTTGCTACGGACATACACAGAGAACGGCACACCACCCAAAGAGAAGCCCTTGGAAAGGTCGGTAATACGACCCTTGGCTATAATTCTTACATCTTCCATAATTTACTTGGTAAATCTACACTGCAAAGGTAGTAAAAATGTGTCTAAGAAACACACTTTATGCCATAAATCAACAATATTTGGAGCATTTGCCCCAAAACACCGCCTAATATGGTGGCTAACAAGTCCAACCAATCCCATTTACCACCATAAGCTCTGTCCTTAAACTCCATGCCACAAGCCAATCCACCCACGAATAAGACCGTGAGTAGAAAGGCACAAGGAATGGCATAAAGAAAGTGCTTTTGTCTGTTACTTTCTGTAATCCAACTCATAATTCATTCTCCTGTATATAAACCTTGTATTGAGAACCATGCCCCATTCATGCTTTTGAACGTGTGCATCACATTAGGTATCATAGTACACCCAGTACCTTTTATATTCGTGTATGGTGTCATATAATTCTCAAGAGCTGCGACATATTTCTTATCGTTAGCATCATATACATTATATATGTTCCCTAACTTGACATAGAAATCATCCGTTGATTGTGACTGCACAACAGTCCACCTTTCGGGTGTCCAATGTGACTGTTTCGTATATATTTTTATTTCCAAACCGTCATAGTCTTTTGCTTTTGGTAGTGTCACAAAGCGTATATTTGTCGATTCGTCAATGAAGAAACCGTTGAAAGCCTCTTTTTGTGGGTCAATTTGGTAATATCTATTTGTCGCATCTGTTATTTTTTTCATACTACCATAATAAAGACTCGCCTTTAATATTCCAGAAAAACGGCTATTCCCACTTACGCCATCCAAAATAATATTTGGTTGCCCATTTGCATCAGACAGAGAGCTTTCAAGTCTATTGTTTCTGAATATAAAGCCAGCAATATTTGCGTTCTCTGCTAACAATAATCCCGTTGCAATACTTTCAAACTGCGCTCCAAAGTTATTCCACTTTGATGTATTCGTTGGAGCAATATTGTGGAACTCTCCCGCATCAATGCGAGCAACGTAGTAAATGCCGTTGTATTTGACTGCATCAACACGATACTGATTGCCGTAATATGTCTTGCTACTATCATACACGCCACGATACACCATAGCTGGACTTTTACAATTCTCACCATCCTTACCGTCATAAGGAGTTATACGCACAGGTTCACTCCAATTGGTGAGCAACGCACCAGTTGCGCTTTTCTTGGCAACGACCATCCAAAGATATTCAAGTGTTCCAACAGTCGGCTGTGTAGTTGTCCAACCGCTCGGCTCTGCATCCGTCTTAACCAAAGCGGGCGCACTATTGCGTGAGCCATTCTTGGCAAAGCGGTATTCTTGGTAGTCTGGGCGATTGTCGCTTGAATTTGCATCATAGGCGGTTACCACCTTGCCAAGTTCCAACTTTGGCATACAGATGTAAAGATATTGCGAGTTGCCCTCAATTATGATTGGCAGCAAGCGGAACAACACACATTCGGTATCAGCGAAACTTGATTTGGTCTTGAATGTAACCGTGTGCTTTACCCATGATACACTTGCCTTATAGCCAACGGCACAATCCGCACCAATGACATTGTTCTTTTGTACGCCATCCACAAACACCTTGGTTGTATCAATGGCGCTTGGGAATATGTATGTATGGAATATTGCACCGTCCACTTCAAGCAATCTAATCCAATTAAGGGTTACTGTGCCTGTCCGTGGGTCTGTACTGTCATACATATAAGCCGTAAGTTGGTATTCCCCATCCGAGGGGACATCTTCAAAATCAAGTATTCCTACCGAATTGTATGTATTGCTGACAGCAACAGACTTACTCCATGCCCATCCTGTTTGCCAAACGAACACCCTCAACTCCTTTCCGTCCGATTTGGCTTGTGCGTCAATTCTTCCACTGAATGTAAGCCTGTACTTGCTACCCCTTTTCAGATACAATGTGCGCCTTGCAAATCCGTATGCACTGCTTGTTTCATTTATAGTCATTGTGTTTGTTCCACACTTTGCCCAAAACGAAAGGGTGTACCATGTGGAGGGTTGCAACTTCTTGACGGTAGAGGACTGCAAAGTCTGTCGCAACACTTCCTTGTAAACGGATTCAGAATATCGCTTGTCGTTCCTGTCATAGAAACAATTATGTCCGTCCACACCACTTGTATTGATGTGGGCAATGCTTGTGTCAATACCACTGCCACCATTATAGCGAGAAACGACATCCCACCTATCCAGCCTATCCATGCTTTCAAATTCTGTTTGTTCAAGCAAGTTAGGATTCCATACCACATAATTATTCCATAGGGTAGGCTTGGAGAAAGCACCCCATTTGCCGTTTGTCTTGTGCCTTACAGACACCCATTCAAAAGGATAGTCAGCCGACACACCGCTTGGCTCATCAGTCCAACCGCTCGGCACAAATCCCGCATTTGGTGAGAATATCAATGGAGTACTTGGAGCCGTTTCAACTTCTGTACGTTGGAATATATATTCAATTCCATCACCATCCGTACCTTTGTCACCCCACTTTGCCCAAATGACAGGCGTACTATAAGCTGACCATGTGCCAGAACCGCTTGGCTTAGTTCTAACGCAAACCCATTCATACTGATAAGTTGCAGTTATTCCGCTTGGGCTGTCTGTCCAGCCACTCGGTACATAATCATCCTTATTTACTGAGGCGGGTTTACTTGGTGTATCGCCTGTGTTGCGCAAATAAATAAACTCTATATCTGTGCCATCTGCACCATTTTCTCCATTCAAGCCCGTAATACGAATTGGTGTACTCCACGTTCCAAAGGTATTCGTTCTTGCATTGAGCATTGCTTGCGACATATATACAAACTTACCGCTTGTTGGGGTTGGCGGCTTTAAGCTCCACACGCTCTGCCCTATCAATGATGTTGGGTCTGTAAATGTAGGTGTGCTTGGTGTGCTGCTTTCTGCCGTATAGATGAAATAGAATGTAGAGCCGTTCACTCCATTCTTGCCGTTTGCGCCTTGCGCTACTACACCCCAATAAACAGAATTTGTTGGTACTATTCCTTTGGAGGGCGTTGCGTGGTTGTAACGATAGGTACACGTTGCACCGCTATTATCCGTATAAGAAACCTCATCACCATAGTAGTAGATGTAATCCTTATTCCATACGCCACGGTACACGCCCAACGGAACGACATCACCACTGCCACTTGCAACGGACACGTTCTTGAGGGTTAGACGGCTCTTTGCTGACACATTCCAATCAATAGAACTTGTGCTGTCACCAATGCGGAACTTGTTTCCGTCCAAATCCAAGTAACACTCACCATCACTTGTTATGATGCGTCCCGTTGTAATGGTATTGCCATTGATGCGAGTGAAACCGTATGTGGTCTGAAAATCTCTGAAATTATCATCAGCATACAGTCTTGATATAATACCTACTTGGAAATAGTAATTGTTTGGGTCGCTCGTAGGCTCAAACTTCAATTGCTCTTGCGTCAGATACCACACGCCATTTTCACCATACTTAGAACACTTGGCAAACAGATAGTACCCACCCGTGCTTTGCAGTTCAAAGGAGGCTTCGTTCATCTGCCAGCTCCTTATTTTGTCGTTGTCAATGGTAAGGTGTGATAGTATGCCAGCGGTAGCCACAAACATATTAGGATTGCCCCCAAAGTTAGCTTTCAGAACACAACCAGACAGGACAAACTGTTGGCTCTTTGCACCAACATTCAGCATATTAGTATCAATGGAGTTAGGCTTAATGTTCTCCGTGTCAAAGTAGCCGTCTGTATCATATACCATATTGCGTAAATCCTCGGTAGTTCTCCATCCCCTCCTTGCCTTATTCAAGTCACGGAGGCGGTTGTTGTTGATTACATTCTCATGGTCTATAACCGTGAGAACGGTCTGCGTCTGAATGGATATAGCGGTACTGTCTGCCAAAGTTATTTGGTAGTCATGCTCCAGCAACAGATTGCGAGTGAGTTTCTGTATGCGCATTGTTTTCTCAATGCCAAAGCGAGTGTCTTTAACAGGCACATAGTCACCTACCGCAAACACGCTCGTATCTGTGTCGCTGCTAAGAGACTGCAAGAAATACAATCTGTCAAACGTAAGGGCATATTGCGCCTTTACTTGGCTTGCGTCCTTGAAATCATCGCTGCCAGCATACCACAAATCTTCTTCTGCTCTTTGCTCGTACTGTTCGGGCAGATATATGTCTGTGATTTTGTAAGTGTTGCCAACCTCTATGAAGAATGAATTTTTCGTTTCTTCTGATGGTATCGTCAAACCTCTATTATCCGTAAATGGGATAATCTTAAACTTTTTCGTCTTATCGTCATACCCGCCTTTTGCATTGAGTTCAAACTGCTGTCCAGCCAAACGACCAGATGTAAATGTGATTTTTGCACTAACGCCATCCACAAGATACACCGTCCCCTTATCATCTTTTTTGTTAAGGTCAAAGTCCATTGTATCATCAACGAAAGCACAAATATCATCAGCAACGACTGCCGTAACCTTGCCTGTGCGCTTCGGATAGATGTTGTCATAGGTTTTCACATCTTCCTCACTGCCTATTTTGTCACGCAATTCTGAGTTTTCAATGTAGCGTTTGCTTTCATCTGAAATACCTATCATTTCAGAATTAGCCTTTACAACCGTACCATCTGCAAGAATGTGGTCGTATTGGTTCATTCTTTGCATCGGAAGTTGCAGCCTTTCTGCATAACCTCTGTAATCGCTACGAATATTGGTTGTACCACCCTCTACCCAAAGGCGAGTGATAATAGCCTTATCGTCTATCTTCTGTTCTTTGAGGTTATACAAACCATTTCCCTTGCCCCACTCAAAGAAATCTGCTCCGCTCGGTGGATTGATACGCTTGCCGAATTTCCCAATATGGATTGTACGAATACCGTTGTCTTGGGTTATCTGAAACTCCAAGTTAAACTGCTCTCTGTTACAAAGTGTTTGCAATGCCTGTAAACAGTTCACACCCGAAAACTGAATTGTCATAGCTTCCGTATCTGGGCAGTTGTCCTCATCGAATTTCCATACACCAGGGTAATCCCTCTCCAAATTGTAGATTAAGACTTGCACAAATTCCTTGATTGTATAAGTCAAGTCGAAAGTGCTTTTATCGCTTTTGCCGTACTTGTCGCAATTGCGATATATTGTCTTCATAAGGTCGTACATGACACCATAGAAGACAGGCTCGTAGTTATAGTAACCCTCCGACACAATTTCACGGGTCGTTGTGGCTCTTATACTATACTCGTTGCCGCCTACAACAATCTTATCGCCCTTGGCAAACGAAAGCCATTCAGACGATACAATTTTAAGAGAAATGTAATCATCACCCATTAGAGAGCTTGTAAGTGTAGCCTCCTTGACGAAACAAAACGGCTCGTTTGTGTTGAGCTGTATTGTTTCGCCATTACGCTTGATTATTTGAGTAATTCCCATATAACAATGTCGTTAGTTTCAAACTTTTCAATGTCTTCAATCACGCCAGCAATGATAATGTCGTATTCGCCAGCAAGTGCGTATGTGTGTTCTACAACTGTGTCATTGCCAGCCACATTATATGTGTGCGTTCCATCTCCCCAATAAATATTGAGCAACTTAGATGATGTAACCTTTATGCTTGCCTTTGATTTGTCGTTAGCTGATATGTGGCGCAACACACGCTTTACGGGTTCGTCTTCTATCAGCTTCAGCTTGAATGTACCGACCATGAGGTCTGTGTTATAAGTTCCCCATGTCTTTGTAATGTCCGTATCATCATACAAGCCTACCTCATAAACGAGAGGCTTTGCCTTGCCGTCATATTCGATAGTAAGGCGGTGTGTTCCATCGCCATCGAACAAAGCCATAAATCGGCTGCACCACTCAACGAAAGCACTGCGACCACTTGCCTCAAGGAAACAGTCAAGCGTGATAGTGCGCTCCTTGTACCGTTTTCTTTTCCTGTCACGGACAATGCCGTGGTAGTTGTCATAATCAACTTGGAGAGCTTCTTTCTGGGCAAGTCTGCCAATAATTCCATCCGACTTTGAAACGGACACGCCATAATCTTTGAAGTTCACGCCATCAATGTAGTATTCCACATCGTTGTTGGCTTGGGCTTTCATAATGTCGGCTTCTGTCAGAGCCACATCATACACCTTTACCTCATCAATGGTTGCAGTCGTTGTCAGCAGCTCATCAGTGCATAGGCTCAAACCTTGCGGATTGCCACCACCAAGAGAAACAATGCTTACACGTTCTCCGTCCAGATATACGCTCAATGTGTCGCTATTACGAACAAAAGCGATAAAGTACCATTGCTTTGGTACAACATCAATCCATTGTTCACGATAGTTTTCTACACCAAGTAAATTCACCACCCAACCAATACGGCTTTGTGTTGTCATTACATAGGCAGACAGAGTGAAATTTCCGCTAAACGGTATGGTTTGTGCGGTCAGACACTCACCACCATTCAGAGAAAGAGCCTTGCCCTTCTTGGAATTTCTCGTAAATGTCGCTCCATCTGAAAGGATTGCATCAGCACGGCTTGTTGAAAAATCATAAGCCTTATTGCCATCGGGGTCATCAAATGGCAAGTAAAGTTTCAAGTTCTTATCTACCATATCAGTATGTAGTTTTATTGTTAAAATTCACAATCACATTGCTTGGCTTGTCACCGTCCACAAAGTCAATGTCGGTGTTCGTGCCATATACATTGAGGATAACGCTTGCATCATTGCCACCGACAGACAAATGCAACTTTGCACGGTCGAAAATATCAATAGTGACAACGGCATGGTCTGACACATTAACGGCTATTTCAGAGGTGTGTCGTATGTATATGCGTGACACGCTATAACCGTCATACTCCAGCATACCCCTACAAGCTCCATTAAGCACCAAATCTGCCTTATTTGCGAGTGTTGGCATATCTTCATCAATGAAGACGCCGAAAGGCTCGCATACGCCCTTAAAATGCGTCCTTAGAAAATCAAGCGTTGGGAAGTCTTCGGATATACAGAAGTCAATGCCCTTGATATAGAGTGCGACCAATGCCTCCGTACCCAAGCCTTTACGCAATTTCATTTGCCAAAGGCGGCACAGCCCTTTGTCTGTGCCATCCTTTTTCAGTTGTTCTACAAGTTCCATAATTACGATATACCTTGTGATAGTAATGAGTTGTCCTTTGTTTCAATGCGCCTAAGCGTGTTTTCTATGTTCTGCAGCCGTTCAGCCGACAAAGCGGTGTTTCTCGCTATCTCCGACTGTTGCAACAACTGTTCACGCATCACGCTCGTTTGTTCGCCTTGGTTAATAATGAAAGCGTTGAGCCTACCAGCAATCACACCGCCCGTTTCTTCACTCATTGAGGTAACGGCTCCCGTAAGTGGGTCGCTCGCTGTTTCATCAACATCTTTAATCCAATCGCCCACGGCTTCCAATCCAGCTTTGAACTTTTCACCCGCTGCGTTTGCTTGGCGTTCAAACTCTTTCTTTTCTTCATCAGACAGCGCACCGTCTTCCATAGCTTTTCCAAGGTACTCAACCGCATCATTGATACCTTTAGCAAGGAAATTTCGCTTGAGGGCTTCTACGACAGCATTTTTAAGCACTTTCTTTGTCGTTTCTCCCAAAGCCTTTGCCGCATCCTCACCAGAACAATACGCATCAACAATAGCATCCGCAAACTCATCAATGGCACTCTTTACATCAGTACCAGCGAATGTTTCCATCATCTGTTGGTCTAAATCCTCGATTTGCTGATTTATTTCCTCAATCTGATTTTCCCATTCTTTGATTTTGTTGTTGTCGGTTTTCTTCTTGCTCTTTTCTGCCTGTATCTGTTGGCGCATAAGTTCCTGTTGCTCTCGCAATGATTCCTTTTGCGATTGCCACAAAGCAAGCATATCACCGCCCTCCTTAGCTTTGTTAAGTTGGGCATTGAGCTGCTTTATCTGTGTAGTCAGCTTGGCATACTGTGCGAAGTCCCACGCTTTCTTTGCTACCTCACGTTGTTTCTCCAATGCTGCGATTTGGTCTTTGATAGCCTGTATATTCTTTTCGTAGCCTTGGCGTTGCTCATCATTGAATACCCAATAGGTATTGTTGAAAGCTCGCTCCAAACGTGAGTAGGCTGTTTGCAAGTTGTCTATCTGCTTTTGTAGGTTCTGTATTCGCTTTTCGTACTTTTTATCGTGCAACTTAGCGAATATGCCAACCACAGAAGTAATAGAGGAAACCATGCCTGTTATACCGCCCAATATGTCACCGCTCATAAACTTGCCGACAGAAGCAGCGGCATTGCCCAACTGCCCCATAAGGTCTATTGCAGTACCCAATCCGTCAGCCACACCATCCATACCTAACGCATCAAACATTGATTGCAATGACGAGGCGCAATCCGTGCTTATGCTTGTCACTTTCTGAATGGAGTTGGTAATGCCTTGTGCTGCCGACTTGACATCTTTCTTGGCTTCATCAACACTCTTTTGCGTTCCCTTGCCGCTTGCAAGGTCTGCCTCGGCTTTCCTTAGTTTCTTCTTAGCTGCCAGATAATCATTGAAGAACGTGCCAAGTGCCTTGAACGGGTTAAGTTCTTGAATACGGTTCTTGGCTTGGTTCAGACTATCAATGACAGCCTTGTAATCAACAGGGCTTAGTTTGAGGTTGCCAGCATTGAGTTGTTTCTGTATATCACTTATCAGCTTTTGTATTTGAGCGACAGTAAGCGTATCAATGTCTGTAAAGAGGTTTTTCCAACTTTCAGACTGTTGTAAGAATGACATATTGAGAGCCGATAATGCCTCTTGTTCCGCTTTGTTGATTTGTGCCAGACGCTCCGCATCGCCCATTTTCTCGGCTTGGGTGCGAAGTAAAGCGTACTGTGTTGTGATAGACTGCCTTTGTTCCTCAAAGGTGCGGTAATCATCAAGCACGGTCTTTTGCAGTTCCTTTTGCAAGTCTGCATCCTGTTGTGACAGGACAAGGCTTGCCTCGGCTCTTTCGTCTGTGCTGACAATACCGCTTTCTCCATTCTCCAGCTTGGCTTTGGCTTTTGCTACGGCTTCAATCTTTTCTGCAAGGGTTTGGCACTGACCGATAGAGTCACTAACTTGCTGTTTGAACTTTTCAAGTGCTGTTTTTTCACCGTTCAACTCATCACGTTGAGTTGTTAGCGAGATAAGATAATTACCCTCACCCTCGGTTAGCTTAGTGCCACCATTCCGCTTTTCTTCAAGTTTGGCAATTTCATTTTCTACATATTGCTTGTATGAATTACCATCAGTCAGCAACTTTTCAAACTGCTTGTCGGCTACTTCCTTGCCCATATTTTGCACCCAACGGAAATATAGCTGATACTGCTTTTTCTTGTAATCAAGTTCACCCTCAAACAGCTTGTTCTGTGATTGGGTGTAACTTGTATTTTCAAGATTGCGCCTTTCTTGGAAATTCGCCTTTTCACTAACAGTAAGACCGCCTTTGCCAGCTTTCTTACGAGCTTCTGCGAGTTCCTTTTCTTCTTTGTCTATCTGTTGGAGAGATTGCTTGTGTTGCAATTCGAGTTGTGCCTTGCGTTTCTCGTAGCCTTCCTCCATGACTGCAATTCTTGCCTCTTCAAGTCGCTTTTCCGCTTCAAGTTGCTTTTGTTTCAGACTTTCAGCATTACGTTGTGCGTCATTTGCACCGCCATGACTACGACCACCGCCACCACTTCCTTTCTTGCCTTTTCCTGTGGCATTATCTAAGCGTGTCTGTAAACTTTTTATCTGATTGTTGTAATCTTTCCAAGCCTTGCTGCCAAGTTGTGCCTCACCCCTAAGCTGTCTTAGCTTTTGAATTTCTGCACTAATACCACTTTCTGTATTGAGGTCATTTTGATGCTTGGCAATTTCGTCATTTACCGCTTTCAACAAGGAAAGCGCATTTTCAAAGCCATAGGTCTTGCAATCAATCGTTACTTCTTTCCCATCCAGCTTGCTTGCAACATCGTGGAGTTCTTCAAGACTAAGTGTAGTTATATCTATCGTTTGCGGAACTTGGCGCATTTTATACCCCGTCTTTTCCGCATTTGCAATGATTGTATCTGCTGCCTTGTTTGCTGCCGCTTCATTATCTTCAAAAGCCTTTCTCGCCTCTAATGCCTGGTCTATGATACCGCCATCGCCCGAAAATACATCTTTGAATGTATCTGTCAGCCAATCGTAGTTTGTTATAAACTCGGCATGGCTTTCGTCAATCTGTGCGCCTTTCAGAATGTCCGTTATCTGCTGCCTAAGCTGTTCTTTTGCCTCTGACTTTTTTGCATCATCAAGTTTTACCATTTTTGGCAAGGCTTCCTCAATTACATTGCTAATTTGAGGTGCAAGTGAGGTGGCTATTTGCTGAATGTCCTTGCTGTCGCTGCTCCAACCTATACCAAGAATATCGCTCCAATTGTAATGATGTGCCTCTTTCAGTTCTTCAAGTACGGTTTTGCGCAATTCATTCAATGCGTTTGTATAAGTTTCTTTTGTATCATCAAGTGCATTTGCCCTACCTGTTTCTGCATTGTTGGCTTTCATCGCTGCTGTAAGGTCGTTGTAAGCCTGTGTTATATCTTCAATGCTCGCATTGTTTTCAAGCGTTTTCAAGTTGTTCTCTTTCAACTTTTCGTTTAACTCGTCAAATGCTTTCTTCCATGCGCTCGTTCCCCTTGTGCCATTCTGTAACACAGAATAAAGCACTTCCATATTGGCAAGCTGCTTTTCGCCTGTATCACCGAACTTGTTAAGGCTTTCTGTTGCATCATCTGTGCTGTCGCTAAACATAGTAAAGGCACTATACACAAGACCAACAAGGGTAAGGATTGCACCGAATGGATTTGCAACCATTGTAGCCCAAAGAGCTTTTAAACCAGCCATTAACTTTCCTGTCGCAACGGAAAGAATATTTGTCGCTGCCGTCTGTGCTGCCTTTGCGCCTGTATCGGCAATAGATGCCGTTCTTGCTTGTTGTGTTGCTAATGTTTCAAGTTGTTTCTTCTTAGTGTAAAAGTCAGTCTGTGCAGAAAGAGCCGCCTTTCTTGCTGCGGATTGGGTATCTGTTGCCGCCTCAAGTTTCTTTTGTGCACTTGCTATGGCGGTTGCATCACCAGACTGTTGCGCCCAATACACCTCGTATCTTGCTGCTTCTGTTGCTTGTGTAGCTGCAATGGCTTTGGCTTTTGCAGCTTCCACACTACGAGCTGCCGCCTTTACATCAGAGCGCATAGCTTCAATCGTTTGTGTTTGGTTCGCCATTTTAGCCTGTGCCTCTTGAACGATTGCTGCTCTATAAACCGCACTCTTTGCTGTAAGGTTCTGCTTTGACAAAGCCAAGCGTTGTTCTGCTGTCATAACGCCCATAGCAGCCGCCTCATATCCGCTGCTTGAAGCGGTTAAATTGAGGTTGGCAAGATATTCTTGCTGTTGTGCTGTCAGTAGGCTCTGAATGGCTGCTATGCGCATTTGTTTCACTACCGCAGACTGTTCTTCGGCTGTCAGTGTTGTTACAAGTGCATCATAATTGGCTTTCTCGGCTGCTGCCATAGCCTTTTTTTGATTTGACACCTCGCCTGTCAGTATGGCTTCGGCTTTCATCAGTGCAAGTTTGGCAGTCCGTGCCGCATTATCAAGTACGGCAATTCCTGTGTAGCCCTTGGTGGCTACACTTGCAAGAATGGTGGCTGCTTTGACAGAACCATAGGCGATAGCAACTGATTTGAGTATGCGCACCACATCGTCCATGTGTCCTACAAGGTATGTTGCACTTTGTATTCCAGCCGACAAAGCCCCCTCGGATTTCTCGCCTAAACTATTGAGCGCACTATCCCATGCGTCTTGCAAGTTGGCAATCTGTCCTGTCAGTGAAGAACTTTGTTTCTCTATGAGCTGATAGAATTGACCGCCCGCATTTGTCATTTTGTTAAGGACTTCCTCAACATCTGGGAAGCCAATCTTTCCAGCCGAAACCATTTCGTCAATGCCCTTGGCTGTTGTATGGTACTTTTCGGCAAGCTCTTGCACAAGTGGAATGCCTCTACCCGTGAACTGTATTACATCTCGGGCGAACAAACGACCCTGTACCATAGTAGTACCATACAGATAGACCATATCATTAAGCGGAATGGAAAGACCACTTGCAATGTTGCCAAGGCGCACAAGCGTATCATTCACCTTTTCGGCACTAACTCCATAAGCCAAGAGTTGTTTTGCACCCTCAGCTACGCCAATGAGGTCGAAAGGCGTTTTTGCAGCCGTATTAACCATCTGCTGCATTAAGGCAGTGGCTTTTTCCTCACTACCTAACATCGTACCAAAGGCAATCTCTAACTGTTGGAACTGACCTCTAACGGACACAATGCTACTGACAAGGTTATTCATACCCTGTCCCACAAGATAGTAGGTTATGTATTGCCCCGCTCTCTGCGCCATTTGCTGAAAGGATTCCTCAACCTCTGCGGCTTCCTGTGCTGCCGTATTGGAAAAGTCCTTAATGTGTCGTTCCATAGTCTGTGCCGACACATTGAAATCGTCTATGTCAAGGGTAGCCTTAAAAGCCAATCCACCGCCTATATTTTCCATTTAGATAATTCCTTTGATATAGTTCTTAATATCTTCTTTTGTTTTTAGTTCGTGGCGTTCAATCTTGCTTTCATCAATAACATTGCCGTCTTCATCAGTAGGCAAGTCCTTTGAACGTGGTGCATCTGCAATCATCAGTTGCACATTGAGCCACGAAATGCCCCAAAGCAAGTAATCATAAGACCACCCATAACTACGCATGAGTTCGCCACGACTACCCCAAGGACTATTAAGTCCTGTTACTCTATCCGCTGCGCTTCGGGTTCGGTTTTCGGTTTGGTCGTTCCTACTTCCCGTATCAATCGAATAGAGCTGGTAAAACCCGCTGGGTTCATCATCTGACTAATAACGGCTGCGAGCTTACGCAAACGCTCCACTGTAAGATGTTCAATGAAGAACTTGGTTAGCTCTTTTACCGCCTTGCTGTCTTTGTCGGCAACGGAGGGGTTGTTGAGAACCGCAACGGCTGCAATCTCTGCCATCTGCTTTATATACTTGAATAGTCGCTTGCTTTCCTGTATCGGCTGTTCCTGTATGGTCTTTTCGTCATACTCAATGCCTATATACATCTGGCGCAATCGGTCTATTGTTCCGAGATACAAAGGCTTTATGTTGAAATGGCGCATATACACTTCTTTCATGCGTTCCGTTTCAGCATCTGGTATCTCCACGACCGACACATTCCAACTTTTAGGAATACGCTTGTCATGCCAAACCTTTGTGCGTTTCGGGAATGTACGTTTAAGGAAATTGTACCATTTTGACGGCTTTACTGGGTAAATCTTCAATGGCACAGAGAACTTGCAACCCATCTGCAACAGGGCTTGCAATGCCTTTTCCTCTAACTCCAAACGCTGCTCTCTTGTCAGTTCTTTCTGTTCTTGATTGTCTTCCATATCGTTGTAAAGTAAACAAGCCCCCTAACCATTTAGGGAAAGGAGGCTTGAATTGGTAAGTTGTTATTACGAGGTTATCCCGCCTTTGTCGGGTCTGTTATAGTTTCATCAACCGTTAGCTGGTCTTGGAACTTGATTTTCATCGGCACAAGGCAGATACCCTTTGAAGAATAAGTAATCTCGAAAGAGGGAATGATGCAAGCGTTAGGACAGCCCACAAACAAGCCCTCCTCTGGCTGAAGCCATATTGCCCACTCCTTGTAAACAGGCTTGCGTGGACGCAACCATTTACGCTTAGGCTTAACTCCCGTTACTGTACCACCGAAATAGCGAGCCATAAGGTCCATATCGGGGTCCATAAGCGTAAGTTCAACCGTGGTGACATAATCACCCATAAGGGTAATGACCTTGTTTGATGTTTCAGACTTGTGTTCCGTTGTTTCCACATCATCGTCTTTCAAGGTGCAAGTGTCTTGGTACACATCACCTAAATCAAGCCAAGCATTACCATTGGCGGGCATTGTTCCCGCTGTTTCGCTTGCTGGGGCTACATAGATTTTCTTCAAGCCCATAGTCGAAAGTATTGGCATAACTTATTAAATTTAATTGTTTGACTTCTTTTCTCTAACAACAATATCCAAAGAGAACGATACAAAATGCTCATTGTGGTTTGGCTCTTTCATTGGCGGATTGATTAAACCAATATTCCAATTGTAACCGCAACCATGCTCATAATGGTTTTGCAGTATCTCCATAGCAGCCTTGCGCAACTCTATGAGCCTTGCAAAGTTGGTATGAAAAAGAGCCTTTCCACACCCAACGCCTTGCGGAATGTCTGGCACATGAATATTGACATTGATACTACCATTACGCACAGACCCCTCACCCTCAATAGACCTTGGCACTATAATAATGCCCTCCTTGGAGTAGTCCTTTCGTTGGTAGTCGGGATTTTCCGCATAGTCGGTATTCACCCCCATGCCGTCAATCAGCATTTGGCGTACCTTGATTGCTATTTCTTCTGTCGTTATCATAATACATTGCCAAATAATTCATCTGCTTTCCTTTTCGCTTTATCTATGAGCTTTTGCATCGCCTTTGGAAAATCTGTCTTTGCTTTGAGTTCTGCGGGTAGAATGACATTGTAACCTCTTGCCTCCACATAAGCGGCATAGTTCATTCCAGCGACAATGATAAGTGAGAAAGAGTTTGAAAGCGTTTCTGCCATTTTCATAGCCACTTTCAGCGCATTGTCTGCGCCCTCTCCCTGTTGGACTGCACCACCAAAGTCAATGATTTCACCATTGCGCACCACTGCGTAGCCTATTGAGTTGGTTAGGTTGCCTGTTCGGTCGGTGTAATTATGCTTATCCTTTGCGTACTTGGTGAGTTCTTCACCTAAGTATTTCAATAGGAAAATGGCGGCTTCTTCCAATCGTTTTTGAAACAATCGGACTTGTGCGCCTATCGCATCATCACCAAACATCGGAGTTATCCCCATATCTCAATGTATTTACGGTTCATGTTATCAACACCCGAAACAACAAACTCGTCTATATCTCCATCTTCGCTTGTAATGCGCACCGTACAACCAATAGCCAACACACCATCAAAGTATTTGGGAATAAACACATCATAGGTGTAAGCATATATCTGTCCGTCCGTGCCTACTACTTGCTTGGCAGGAATAGACTTGTCTATCTGACATTCACACCCTTGCAAGAAAGGTGCTTTGTCATTCGGAATGACAAAGCCTGTCTTTGGGTCGGTCTGTACGCTGCCAACAGGCTTGTATTCAAAAGTTCCGTTAGTTCTCATAGCCTACCACAGATTAGAGCCGTCAGTAATTGTTGGTACTTCATCGAAATTCTCCAAGTCCAAACCGTTTTCACTGCAAATAGCCTTGATACGCTTGCGCAACATATCCACGTTGTAGCCTTGTGAGGATTTTCCGAGGCTATCGCTACTAAGAACAACCATTTGGGACAATACCTTTACGGCTGCTTGTGCGACAATCCTTTTATCCGTAGTAGGGTTGTAGGGCGTTTCTGTGTCGCTCACACCAACATCGGATAAGGCTTTCATCATAGACAGCTTACTTGGCATATACGGCTCAATTTCAGCGGTCAGTGCTTGGATTTTCGTTAGTTCCATATACTGTTACTCTGTTATGTTGTTGTCATTCTCGTTAAGGTATTCGGCAAGTTTCTGTGCCTGTTCCTCTGTCAGCTTGCCAAGAGCGTTTGAAACGCCACGTTCTTTCACGTTGGATGCAAGGCTTACACCGATAAGTGTAAGACCCTCTTTCAGCGTTTCAAGCTGATAGGCAGTGCCATTGAATACAACAGAGCCTTTTGTGATGTTTGCATCATCTTTGGGTGCATTATCATCATTAGCGTTGTTGTCATTCTCGTTAGGCGCATCTGACAGGGAAACAATGGCGCAAAAGCCACCGCCAACAAGGGCGTTGATACGCTCCACATCAGTAGAGTGTATCAATTCGCCTTTGTCCATAACCTTGTCTTCCACCTTTCCGTGAAATGGTTTGATAACTTTCAGTTCCATACACAAAAGGGTTAGAGTGAAACAAGGGTAGAGTTTGCATCGTATGCCGACTTGGTGATATAGTAAGGCACAACACCGTTTGCATCGGCTTTTACCTCTTTCTCATCAAATCCACGCACCTGTGCGCATACAATCTGTCCCATCTCTGTAATAAGTGGCAACAGACGGGCTGCGCCCTCTGTGTACTCGCCAGCGGTCTGTCCCGTAGATGCACCCGTGCGCCACTTGGAAATGCGAATACCATTGCCAGCATTGATGTAGTCCACGTTGTCTTCCTCGATAAGCTCACTGTCTTCAATGGCGGGCTGTATCTCACCAATGACACCAGCGGGCTTGATAGCGATAAAGTTAGGATTCCACGGCTGTATGGCGTTGCGCTTTCCGTCCTTATCAACGCCCATCTTACGCTTAATCACCGTGATAGACGGGATTTCGTTCTCTGTGAGCAATGCGGTAAGTTCGGAAGCAGTTACGACCTGTGCCTGTTTGTCTGTGCCATGAGCAAGCAAACGTGTGGTAGAGTCCATGCGTAGCCATGTGTAAAGCTCTTGCGACATGAGGATTTCACCAGGCTCAATACCACGGTCACGCAAATCAGAGCAAAGGGCAGAAAGCCACAGAATAGGAACGAGCTTACCAGCCTTGGTGTTTGCAGTTGTCCAATTGCAAACACTGACAATCTTGTTCTGCTCTTCCATGTTGTAATCAACCTCATAAGAGCGACCACCAGGGTTGTTGATTTCGGGCTTGAACTGTGCTACACCCCAATTTGAGAAAGCCATAAGGCAGATAAAGTCCATCACGTCCTTGCAACCAAGATATGCGTCTTGAATGTCATGGGTAAGGGTCTTTTCAATCTGCTTAACCTTGTCAGCCTCCTTGAGGCGTGGGTTCTCGTAAACTTCCTGTAACTTGCGGTAGTCACGGGCAAACATCACGAACTTGTGTCCGACACGGGGAATTTCCTTAGTCCAGACATCAAAGCCGTCAGTTCTACGCAATGGAGAAGGTGACTCATCAGCCAACAGAGTAGCCATGAAACGGAGGTTGTATTTGCCAACGATAGCCTCGGCTGTCAGTGACATCTGAGGCGTGTTGTAGGTAAACCAACTATCAGAGTACATCTTCTGAAAGATTGTAGCTTCCTTTTCAGAGGCTTTGTCGAAAGTCTTTCTCCACGTTGCCAATAAGTCCAAAGGCGCACCATTCTTATGCAGTCCTTTGAATGTTGTGAAAATGGATTTCATTGTACTTTATAATTTAGTTATTTTACGATTAGTACGACTGCGTGAGCTTAACGTGCGGATTGGCAGACAGGAACATTCCCGTGCTGTCTTTCTGTGAAGACGGAATAGGCGGCACACGCCTTTCATACAATGCGTATTGCATTGTGTCTGCCGACACATCAACACCTGTTTCAAACTCGCTAACCTCGTACTCACGGAACAACACTGAGTTAGCCTTGCCACGTTCTGCGGCATTGTTAGAGCCGTCCTTAACTACCTCTGTAAGCACATCGCCAGCTTTCAGTCCTGTAATGGCAGCACTAAGCGTTATGACATACACGTTACCCGTGTTGTTAAGGCAGTTGCCGTTGTCAATGGCAGTGATAGTAGGAGCGGAGGCAAACGTGCCTGTAACAGCACCGACCTTTAACACGCTATCACCAACAGCGAAACAAGGAGCGTAAAACTCATCAATGTAGAGCGTTACTTTCTTGTTGTTCTCGTTGTCCACCTCAACGACTTTTGCAGTCTTGATTACTTGCACCTTTCTTGTGGTTTCGTTGAAAATGGCGAGTGTTCCAGCGGGGACTACATCACCCACACGGAACTTCTGACCATCCACATCAAGATTGAAGCCACCCTGTACGATAGACGGGCTACCTGTAAAGATAGGGCGCATACCCGTAAATGAAGCTGTCTTGCGTTTCATCTGTTTGTTTTATTTTACGGTTATAGACTCCAGCAAAGCGTCAGCGGCTTCATCAACCTGTTTTTCGCTTGCTGCCTTGGCACCATCTGCTTGGTTAGACATAAGACCATTGGTAATACAGTCCTGTTTGAGAGCCGACACCGCTGCCTCCACATCTTCATCATCAGAAATGGACTTAGCGAGCCTGTCACGAAGAAAAGCGGGGATTTGGTGCTTTTCAAAAGCGGCATTGATTGTAGCCGTGCGTTCGCTGTGGCTCTTTTCCGCTTTCAGTGCTGCAACCTCTTCTTGCAGTTTCTTGATAGCCTCGCTTTCTTCTGAACTGCCTTTACCGCCACCATTGCCATCCTTGTTGTTTGGGTTGGGCTTTTCACCCTCACCGCCCTCACCGTCATTTGGCTTTGGTTTCGGATTGCCCTTTGCCTTGTTCGCCCACCTTGTAGCCTCGCTCTGGCTTGCTGTTGCCACAGAGAGAATGAGGTTTGCGGTGCTTTCGATTGCGTCATTGTCGGTAGAATCATCTGCCACGCTGCCACCCATAGCCTCGGTTATCGCTGTCAGATACTTCTCCGAAAGACCCGTGTCTTTGCACTTGTCTTTTACCTTTGCAAAAAGTTCTTTGTTCATATTTTAACTGATTTATACCCCTAATTAGGAGTTGTTTATATTCTATGTTTGCAAAGATACGCATTTTATTTAATAATGTGTTCATACAACACAGATAAATTTTACTTGGTAAATTCGGGGTTTTAGCGGCTAAAATATTCACTAAGTAAATTTTTTCGGCAAATTTTCCTCAAAATATTTGGTGTATTCAATAAAACACACACATTTGCAATGTGTTCAAGAAACACAGATAATAAACCGAATAAAAAATAAGTTTATGAAAGCAATATACGCAAAGGACATAAAGGCGATGGTTAAGCAGTTTGACCTCAACGAAGCCGAAAGCGACTATCTCAACGACATAGCAGAAGCCATCAACAAGGAGCGCACAGATTTATGTGAAGACATACAAATGACACTTCTTTACGGCTCTTACTCAAAGTCAAAGAGAAACGCAATAAGAGCGTTGCTTGTTTACTTTGGTGCAAAGGCACAGAAAGAGAATGAGCTATACAGGAAACTTGATAAAACCTGTTGGGAAATTGCAAAGATGTTGAAATGCGGCTCTTACCAAGTCATGCAATGGATTAAGGGTATTGCTTGCACAAAAGACCGTTTCGGGAAATTCGTTGAGTGCTCGGACACATTCGGATTGAATTATTTGGAAATAGCATAAAGGTAACGCCCCGCCTAACCAACGGGGCAAACAAAACAATATAGAATTATGGCAAGAGCAAAATACTACATCAAAAAGGCAGACAGCAAAGAAAGCGATACCGTCTTTGAAACGACACGCAAAGCAGACGCAGAAAGATAATGGCGATAGCTGGTACATGGGAGAAGATATTTTCAAAGCCGCCTACAAAGAGCCGATAAAGAGCCAGATAATAATACAGGAGTTTTAAGAAATGAAGACGATAACAGACAAACAGATTGCTTGCATAAACAAATGCAAGTCTGTAATTGACAACAAGGAGAACGGAAACGCATTAGACCGCATAGACATCACCCAGCTAACGTGTTCTGACGCAAGCAAGATTATTGGCGGGCTGCTTTCTCTAATCAAGTGTAATAGGTTCGTTGCACATGGCTGTAATGTTTCTAATTCACCAATGTTTCTGAAAGCTCTTGATGATGTTTTCGATACAATAGACAAATACCAACAACAGGCATAATATAGCGCACATGAAAACAGGAACATCTAACTACACGCCTAAGTGCTTGGAGTTCTCCAAGCACTTCAAGGGGATGCAAGGTATAACGACACACCAAAGCGAGGATATAGACTACAACGATTTTTCGGGGACGGTCTATGTAAACCGCTACGAGTTTGTCTGCATAGACCAAATGGAAGAAAGCGGTTATATGGTGTATATAAACAACCCCAACGGACACGATGGGGAACAATGGGTGTTCGGGTACTACAAGACATTTGGCAGAGCCTTAAAGAAAGCGGCTGCAATCGTAGAGAAAAGAGAATACCCAAAACCGATTGAAATTTGGTAATAACAACTAAAACATACTGACATGGCATTATTAGCAATCAAAATTCCCAAATGGGACATTGAAGAAGAAACGGGCTACAAGCCTTTCACTACATTTTGGCAAGACTTCTCTATTGCCGACACATACGGCTTGCAAGCCATTCAAAACACGTTCAACCGTGCCTTTGATGCGTGGAAAGACAATTACAAGTACCTCACAGAACTTGTGCTTGTACTCAATCACAAGATATTCCACCACTATGTATGGAAAGGCACAGAAGAAGAAAACGAAAAAGCCTCTCTTTACAATGAGCTTTGGAACAAAGCCAACGACTACGCATTGGAAAACTTGCAAGGTGAGCAAGCTGATTACTTCTACCACTTAACAGATTAAGCTATGGAGATAACTGTAACAGTGAAACTGACAGAGGGCATGGTGTATGATGCGATGAAAGAAGCAGTACAAGAGTTCTTCACGAACTTGCCCTCACAAGAGAATAAGACAGACTTGTTAAAGCATAGCCTTTGGAGCCAGATACTACGCAATGGCAAGCCTGTTACAGATAGCGACATTGAGCCACTGAAAGACAATTCACTTGGTGAAGAAACAAAGTATAGCGTAATACTATACCGTGGCACAAAGGAAATAGGAACAATTCAAATGTAAGGATATGGAACGAATAAAGGACTTGTCACAACTATCTAAAGGTTGTATCATAACAAAAATTTGCAATGGAGAATTTCAACATTGGGAGTTCCTTATGATACACCCACACAATGAAAACTACATCCTTGCCTTAAACTCTTGGACGCAAAGCGGGGATAAGCTCTATATCCCCAACATACTCAAAGAAGAATATTATGTTGGCAAGTATGACTCCTGTTTTGTTGCACAGGAAAGAATAAAGCAATACGAGAGGCAGATTAAAAGATTACAAGAACGTATAAAGCAATTGCAAAATGGAAACGAAAACGTGTGAGATATGCGGAAAGACTTTGCCACTGTCCGCTTTCTCAAAGTCCTATAAAGGACGGTGTAAGGAGTGTGTGGCAAAGCTGACTAAGGAAAAGCGTAACGGCACAGCAGCCACCACCCATAAGTTGATTGATTGGGAACAACGCAGATACGAGATAGCAAAGGATATGCTTTGCGCTATCTATATGGACGAGGGAAACGAGAAACGCAGCACAAACCCAGGCATTGAGTTTGAGTATCAAAGTTTGGAGGGCAATGCAAGGGAAGCTGTCAGATACGCTAACGTACTAATTGAAGAACTTAAAAAGTATGATAATGGATAAAAAGACATTCTTTCATAAGGTTAGCCAAATGCGAGCCGCACAGCGTGAATACTTCAAGACACGGAGTAGCGCAGCACTCGCCTCAAGCAAGTTGTTGGAAAGGCAGATTGACGAAGAAATAAAGCGAGCCAAGGCGATAATGGCTGCAAAAGCAAAGCTCTTTTATGAGCTTGTGGATATAGACCCACAGATAAACCAAGAATGGCTCAACGACCATATCAGAGCAAGCCTTGATTTCTTCTTCTGTGATGCGGATGTTCAACATCAAAGTGTGCTAAACAGCCATTTCTACGACAACGGATTTAGTGGCACATACGATTTTTCCACAATCGTAATTAACGACATAGGCGATATGTCAGATGATGATATGCTTGAATTTAAGTACGAGTACATCAATCACAAGTATCATGTATCATTCTTAAACAGACTGAAAGGTTAGAACTATGCAAAGAACAATTAGATTTCGTGGCAAAGCCACAGGTAAAGGGAATATCCCTACAAATTGGGTATATGGTGGCGGTTGTTTTTCGGTGGCTGGCAACACGTTCATCTTTGCCGACCCAACACCTAAATTCATGGGTAATGGCGTGTACGAGGCAAAGGCTATTGAGGTTCGCTTTATATGCCAGTCAGTAGGCTTGCACGACATATTCAAAGCGGAAGTGTACGAGGGCGATGTGGTACGCTTGGACGGAAACAAGAAATACACCTACATTGTGGAATGGAGCAAAGCATATTCGGCTTTCTTGGCACGTTGCATCCAGACAAAGACAGGACTTGCCAACCTTACCCCATTCGTGCCAATTGAAGTGATAGGTAACATATACGATAATCCAAACTTGTTAAAGCAATCATATATTGCGACAAACGCATTTAAGCAACAGGTAATGGTTATAAATAATCATAGGAAAGGATAAAAACAAATGATAGACGAAAAGAAAATAGAAGAGGCTGCTTTCATGCACACTCACAAAAACCAGACTTGGAATGAAAAGCGGGATTATGCCAACGCTTTCAAGCATGGTGTGGAATGGTTCAAAATCAACTTGTGGCATGATGTAAGCGAAAGACCGCCACGATACGACACTTACCTTGTACGGACAAAACAAGGGTGTTTGGACTTTTGCCATTTCGCAACTGAAAAATGGCATAGTAAAGATATTGGCACAGTTGAGAAATGGCTTGATTTAGCAGACATAAAACCGAAAGGAGGCGAGCAATGTATGTAACAATAACTATCACAAGCACAGCGGGCGCATTTATATGTGCCTTGCTGATAGTTTACTTAGTGTTTTGCATTGTATGTTTATTAAGAGAAAAGAAATATAAAATTATGGCAAGTAAAAACAACATTGAAAAGTACATTGAGCGTTTGAAAAAATGTCAGAATATGGGTGATACAGAGTGCGCCCATGCAGACGCAGACAGAGTATTAGAGGATGTCATTCTTAATGAGTTTGGGGATGATTTCAAACAGGTTGTAAATGAATACAAGAAAGTACCCAAATGGTATGCGTAAACTTAGTAAAGATGAAGACACTAACATTTGATGTAATGCTCAATGGGCGTTTTATCTGCACGTTGTTCTACAAGTATTGCCCACTGTTTCCAATAGACAGTGAAGAACTTGTGAAGTTCGTTCTTGAAAAACGCCCTACATTAAAGGGTAAGCCGTTCCGTATCGCTTTTTAGTTCAAAATGAGTAAATTTGCATCCAAAAACAAGAAAACGACATGAAACAGCAAAGAAAGGTCATTCACGTTGAACTGAATGAGCCGTACAAGGATAAGCACCATTGGTATTTTGGCAGCATAACGGCAATATACGACATTCTGCCTGTTGATGTGGTCGGCATTGCTCATACATCATTGTGGAATGTGTTAGCGAAGAATGGAGAATATAAAACCAAGACTGCAACAATAAGGCTTGGTGTTCTCCATTCCAAGCAAACCAACAGAGGAAAGAAAGCAACAGACAATGAAAGTTGATGAAATAATACATCAAAATATTTTTCTTTCAGATAAATGTTGTATCTTTGCAAAAAGAAAACCTCAAAATTGGGAAGAGGCGCGGATTGTAGTTCCGCGCAAAAGCTACCAATGGTGAGGTTTTCTTTTTTATTGTATCGCTTTCAATATCGTTTCATTATCAGACACACTATAAATCACATATTCACCTGTATGATACTTTCTAACGATTATCCAGCACTTGCGCCCTCCGATAGTCGTTTCAAACAGATGTAATGTAACCTTTGGCGAATGTTTATCTACACCGCTACCACAATACACGGCATTTTCAATGAGGTTAGGCAAATCAAGTAAAGCCTCGTTCTTTGCATCTACATCTGTGAATGGTTGGTTAAGCCATTCCTTAACGCCACGGTTTGAAATGGTGGCAGCACTTCCTATTTGAGGTAAGGCAATCTGTTTCCCTACCAATGTTTCAACTGCAAGCTGTCGGATAACCTTGCGCCTGTCCTTGGTTTCTTGTGATAGCGGTTTCTTTACTGGTCGCTTGCCATTGAGTGCATCCGTTATCCGTTGCTCATTGTCCTTGTAGAAATAAGGCAGCGTTCCAGCACCCTTTGCTTTATCCATGCGCTCTGCATTGTCCCTCGCCCAACTGACAAATGGCTTTGGAATGTCGGTTACTTCATCGGCACACCCCACACTGTTAGGACTTTTGCCATTAAGGATGTTGTCTATCATCTTTTCAACCTCGCCATGCGTGGCAAGCACAGGCACTTGGTAGCAACGGCAATTCGGGTGCCAGCCAGTCCACTTGAATGTCTTGGGATAGATACCTTTCAAATCATCGCAAATGTCAGGGACAGGGTGGTTGTTGCTCAACTTGATTTCAATGCCTATGACAAAGGGCAATTCTTGCCAACGGTCATACTCTGCCGTGCGGTAGGCAATGTTTGTTTCAGTCCTTGCAAGTCGTTGAGCATTGCGATATGAGGAACGATATACGCCTCGTCCGGGGTGGTAGTCCTTGGGGTTTTCATCTATCCATTTGTAAGACTGGCTTTCTTTGTCGTATATCCTACGTTTCCACACTCGCCCATATACAGGATTACCGTTTTCATCTTCACCAACCTTTACACGGAAACGCCTGTACCATCTATCGGGGTCGTTCAAATACTTCTTTATGGTGGTTGCCATGCGATTTGCAGCCGTACCCTCGCCAATAGCCAAGTCAAGCGTATTCTCCAACTCCTTTTTGTAAGCTCCCGTGTATCTCCATACCTTTTGCGACAAGTTCAAGCCACCTGTACCTGTCTTTCTCGCAAAAAAGGCGTTCATGGCTTCTTGGTTGTGCTGAAAGTATTTTGCAAAGAATGGGTTTTCAATGGAGTTAGTACCAAACACAGCCTTTACAAGTTCATCTGTATGTTGGTTTGAGGTGAGCCATTCTTTCTCTACACCCTTGCGTATGGTCTGATAGATACGGCTATACATATTGCGCAACATGGGTGTAACTTGCTCGCTATACCCATAATCTGCAAAAGAGAACGGCTTGCCATCCTCTAATTCTGTATTCTTCACCAAGTTAATTATTTTGGTCAGCACATCAAGGTACACCGCCCTAACATTGGCAGCATACCCCTCTGTGCGTTTGAATAGCTCGGCTTGCGCTTTCTTATAGTCTATCTGTGCCATTTACTTACTTCTTACTGAATTTGTCGCAACAGTCCCTTTCAAGGAACTTGGAGAACTCAAAGAACTTGCAACGGCACAATATCATGTGTCCGTCAAGTGCCTTGCTGTGTGGGTCGTATGAATGTTTGCAATCCTTGCACGACAACCCTAATTCCTTGGGCGATTTCGTTTTCTTAGCCATTGAATAAATTTTTAATCAGTTCTTCTTTCGTGGGGAAACAAGCACTATCCAAGAAATACAAGTGCTGTGGGTTGTTGCGTGTGCCTGTATTGGTATGCTCCACGTTACGCACGAATGTACGCAATGAGTTACGGAACACCTCAATGCCAGCGATACGGGAACAATGCGGTCTATTGTTAAGCATAGTCCACACTTCATCACCTATGTTGTATTTGGTCTTTACTTCCATTATTCAGCCTCCCCGAACACGTCCATTTTGTTTAACTCCATTTGCTGTGCAAGTCTTTCGGCTTGCTCTGTCTTAATACGCTCCATTTCTGCCTTGCTGTCCTTTACAAGGTAGGACTTTTCAACATAGCTTTCAAGGCTCAATGCGCCATCGTTGTACTGCTTGGAAAGGTCGGCAAGCATTTCACTTACATCATCACCAAATGGTTCTTGGAACTCATGCCCCAATTCAAGCGCATCATATTCTGCCTTGTGTCGGTAGTCAAGTATGTTGCCCATTATGGCTTTCATCAACGAGGCGTGTCGGTTCATATACCCATCGTGCTTTTCCTTGTGTCGCTCTGCCTTAATGACTGCAAGCAACATCACTTTGCGAATAGCCTTTGCCGACAGGTTGCCGAGGCTTTTCATGTTGTCAAAGTCTATGTTTGGAGTGAACGACTTGGAAAGAATGTGCTTATCCAACCGCTCAAACTGATTTTTCTTGCTCTCGCTTGCCTGGTCCCATGTGAGATAACGCACTTCGCCTCCATTTTTGAGAATGAATAGCTTTGCCTCTTCCTCTGACTTGGGTAATGAGTTGAGTATTTCAGCGGTTGCCACCATTGCGGGGTTGGCGAAGCGGTCGTTTACATCCGCATCCACGCTTTCCATTGTTTCCTCACGCTCAATCATCGGCTGTACATCTGCGTGTTCTGGCTCTTGCTCAAACAGCAAAACAGGTATCTTGCCTATGGGGTTAGCCATTCTCTGAACTTCCCAACCGACACTACCACGCTTGCACAGATAGATTGTATCTGCCGTATATACATCTATATGGTGAACGGTTCTGTTGCCTTGCTCTGTGAGGTAGTAACCCCAAGCAAAGGCTTTAAGCCGTCCGTATTGGTCTTTAAGCGTGTATATATCATCATTGTTTTTCTTGCTCAACACATTCAGCAAAAGCCGTGGAGTGTTGTCTGCATCCCTGTAAACATGGTAGAGAATGGCAGCACACCCCTCCGCACCTGCTGCTCGCTTGGCTTCACGCACGGCACTGTCAAAGCGTGTTTGGCGCATCAGTTCTTGGTAGAAGTCAAATGCGTTGTCTGTATTCTCTGACAACTGCGACCATTTTACAGGTCTGCCATACAGGAACACAAGGGCAATCTCATTGATGAATTTCTGATAGGGGATAGGTATCTTGTTACGTTTGCTCCACCGTAAGAAATTGCCCTTTTTGTCGAACACTGCCCTGTCCTTGCGTTCCATTACCTTGTGAGTGCTTACCTCATACTCCAACAGATTACGGCTCGCCACCTCTGAACGGCTACTAAGCATAGCAACCGCCCTTGTCACATCGCCAGCGGTTAGAAGTTCATCGAAACTTTGCTGATAACCAATAGCCGCCTTTAACTCATTTGTGATAGTCTGAATTATGCCCATCGTAGTTATTGTTAAGTTAAACCTAAAATTCTTTCTATGTTATCTGGAATGTCCACTTCGTTGTAATCAAACCAACAGCGCATGAGAAACATATCTCGCCAGTCGGGAGAACAACCGATTTCCACCTTGATTTCCTCTTTCGGCTTTAGCTTCAGCTTGCCGTCACTGTCCGCTTTCCACGTTTGCAGTTGTTCAAGCTCTCTCGTTATTTGCTCCCTGTCGGCTTGGCTCACCAAATCCTCATCAATGCCTACTTCATGGGCGTTAATGTGTTCTGCGAGCTTATAACCGCATTGTGTCTGTAAGTTTTGGTAGTTCTCACCTTGCATAGCCGTGGAGTTATTGACAAAGCCGTTGCAATCGCAATTATCAACAACACCACCGCCCACACCATCCTCATCAACAATCACCCTGTGGTTTGGTATTCGATATTTCCTTTGCTTTGTGATTATCCATGTTTGAATGTCCGTTGTCTTGCTTATGGCAAAGCAAACCTTGTCAATGATGAAATATCCATCCCATACAGCCAAACGTGCATGGTCGGCACCAAAACGGGCAATATCCCCCGTAATGTAATGCTTGCCTGTACGCAAAGCCAGCTTGTTTCCGAATATGGCGCATATATCATCATGTGAGCATAGAGCGTTGGGGTTATCGTCATATTCCCAATCACCAAGAAACAGACGGGCAAACTTCACCTTGTCGGATGTCGTTTTCAATCCCTCTATATAGTCGGGGTCAATGAATGGGTTTTCCTGTACCAAGCAAGCAATGTAGTAGCGGTATTCTGCAAGCTGATTTGCCTTGTATGGCTTGTAGAATATATCGTACATCCAATTTTTCTTGGGGTTACAGGTGATGAATAGCTTTCGCTTTAGTCCGTATTCTTCATTAAGGCAGCGACCAATACGAGTTTTCAGCGTGTCATACGCTCCAAAGTTCACCTCACCGCCCTCCTCAATCCAACCGCCTGTGAACTCAATAGAGCCGTAGCGTTCATATAATGGGTCAGACGGCTTATATTGCAAGTCAAGAAAATCAATGCGTGAGCCATTGTAAAACTGAATGTAGTTCAACTGTCCGTTGAAACTCCACAAGTCCTCTGGCACTCCATACATCGTGCAAACTCGCTTGAATGTGATGTAAGTTGATTGCGTGATACGCTTCAACTCCGCACGACCAATAAACCATTTTGTACCCGGATAGGCAAGACACATAAAGAGCAACCACACGGCACCCGTCCACGACTTAGCTCCACCAGCAGCACCACCATACAGAATTTCAACGTGTGTGTTGTCTGTTAGTATGGTTAAGGCTTGCTGTTGCTTGTCGTGGTTCTTTCCGTCACGGCACGTTATAAAATCGAAACGACCACGGCGGAAAAGCTCCGTTTTGACTGCAAGAGCCATTGGCATTGATATGTCTTTATTGTTCCTTGCCATTCTTTGCGCTGTTCCTTATCTTGTCAAGTAGCGTGTTATATGTTATCAGTTCATCATCGGACAGAGCCGACAAATCCATGTTGTTAGATACATTGGCGTTTATCTCGCCCTCTATGTTTTGGGTAGCCTTGCCAAACACACGGTCAAAGAGCATTTCAACCGTGGAAGTGCGACCATAACGAATATCTGAATTTATTGCCGAAATGATGTTCAATACCCAAATGGGCGTGTCCTTGTTTGGCTTGCTCGGATTTTCGGGGTCTTTCAGTAGCGGTTCAAGTTCCGCTGTTGAACTCTCATAAAGGTGCTGTATAACTTTGAGTATTTCTTCTTTGCTGCTTTGTGGATTTACCTTTTTGCCTGTTGTGGATTGAATGTATTTAAGCACAGAAAGATTGCCCCGACCCCTTTTCTTGGGTTGGTTCTCGGATGTAAAGCGGTTGCCCTTTTTATTTCCTTTCTCAAATAGTGCCATTCGTTGTAAATTCGTTGATTTCTTTTTGTAGCGTGTTCGTCAAACACACTTGATAACTGCAAAAAATCGGACAGCGAAAAACACCGCCCGACTTCTTCACTTGGTAAATCGGCTTTTATGCCTGTTCCTCTTGTGCTTTATACTTATCGTAGAACCAAGCGACCAAGCCACCCTCCATGTAATTATCCAAATCGTCATAGGCATCCAGTTCATCCATGAGTGCCTCGGCTTTGTCAATTACACCTGTGAGTAACTTTTGCTGTTCATCGGTAGCGTTCCACACTTCGATTTCGCCATTTAGCTGCTGCTTGATTACTTTAATCTCGTCAGCGGAAAGTTCAATCTTTTTCATCGTTATACTGTTTTATTAAGTTGGTCGTTCATTTAGAGTTTGTACTTCTTGGCGATAGCCTTAACCGCCTTTGTGTATTTGTCGGACTTGCCATGTACTGCCTTGGTTACGGTTTCTGCCCAGAACTCGCTAACATTGGTTGTGGCATACTTGCCATAGCCTTTCTTTTTCTTGTCACGACTCCATTTCTTGTATAGGGCGTTTACTTCCTTACCTGCTGCCTTTTGGTTTGCGCCTGTCATGTGGGCGTTCCATGTAGCGTGTGCAAGTTCATGTGTTACCGTATGAGCAACAGGCTTGTTTGTGGTCGTACTCCAACCGCTTTTGTAATTCTTGGAGTGTTCCCTTGATACATTCTTTGCGCCTGTGTCGAAATGCTTTCTATCCAAGTACACAGCCTCGGACTTGCCGCCCCTTGTAACGTGAACACCATAGGCAGAACCGCCCAAATCGGCTAACTTCACGTTTCTTTGACGCACACCCATAACAGCATGATAACGAGATATAGCCTCTTTTGTCGCTTTGTACATAGCTTTGTCTTTCATTTCAACGAGTGAACCAACACGGCTTATTTTGCCCTTGTATTGTCCACCTCCGTCATTGGTTCCAGCCTTAACGCCAGCACTATTTCTTCCCATAGCTGTTTACTTTTGACGATAAAACAATGAGGGGTTGTCAAGTACGCTATCAAGCACCACCAATCCCTGTTCCTTTGCCTTGATTTCCTCTTTGAGTTTTTCAAGTTCTTCTTTTGTAAGTTGGCTTTCGGTCAAACCGTTTTCTTCCAACACTTGCTTTATTTTATCTTCCATATTGCAAAGTTATATATTTAGTTGTTCTTTTTACTATAATCCCATCCGTATTTCTTGGCAAGTATTTTCATAACCTTGTGGAAATGTGTAACTTCTGCTCTTGCTATGTTGCTTTCATTCCACCCTGTTTTGGTTAGATAACTATGCCCCTGTTTAGATACCGTTCTGTTCGCATCCGCAAAAGCCTTTGACGCAACATCTGCTGATACACCCCAACCGCCCTTTGGTCTTTTCACAGAAAACGTGTATGTCGGGGTTACGGCTCGCATTTCTTTTGCATTTACCTTAATGGCAGACCTTATATCATCGCTTGAAAACGAGTTACCAATGCGCCTAATGCCACTTTCACCAAGTGAACGAGGGTGATTGTGGGTCAATATACTATTTGCGGGTATCTTCTTAGGGTCAAATACTACCTGTGCGCCCTTGCCACCTATTGAAGAAACAATATCGCCATTGGAGTTGAAGACGTGTAATGTTTCGTCTTTGTTACGCCTGTATTTCTGTTCCATGCCGACAATATTCTTTACCATCTTTGCAGTATATCCTTTTTCGGTTGCTCCCTTTGAGCCGCCAGAACTTCCACCCTTACCACTTGATGTTACGCCTCCGCTGTTCCTACCCATTGTTAATTTTTTTAAGTGTTTAACAATTTTGGGTACAAGCATACGCTTGGCACGTTGTACCGCATAGCTTTCGACAATATCAGAAGCAAGCCCGCCTTGATGCAACAGGCGTTCTTTATACCGTCCAAGTATAACGCTGTTAGCCGACCGCCTTACATAGTCCACGAACTCCTTTTTTGTGCCTTGCTCTCTGTTCGCTTTGAAATGTTCAACCACTCGTTTCAATGCTGAAATTTCTTTCGTGTCATGCTTTGTAACTTTAGCTAATTGGGAGCGAAATTCGACAAGTAAACTTGATACTTTATCATTGTATTCCCATAACCAACCGCTAATAGGGTTTTCAAACATCTTGATTGCTTTAGGGTGCAATCCGAGTTGCCCAACTGTCAATTCACCTTTATCTGTATTGCTTTTCAGTAATCCGTTTGCATTTCTACCCATAGCTTACTTCTTTTTAGCGTTGATAAAATCAGTTATATATAACAAGCCGTGCTTTCGGCAAAAGTCTTGCACTTCTTCTCCGCCACCATATACAACCAAGTTTGGGCGTTCAAGCCCGCTTATCTCCTGTGCGACTTTTAAGTCAGACTTCAAGCTCTCCATCCAGCCATCCAAACCACGGGTAAAGAAAGCGTTGTACCCCTTTGGTATGCCCATTTTGTTGTAATCAATAAACTTGTGGCTTACATTGAGGTCTGCATACACCTTAATGCCGCACTCTTGGAAATAGCGAGAAAGCCACCGCTTTTTGTAGATAAGCTGAATACCCCACGCTTTAGGCGTTTGGTCGTGGCAACTACAATTCGGCTCAACAATAGCCTTGCATCCGCTTGTGAGTATCTTTATAGGGTCTTTGAACAAAGCCTCGAAACGGTAATCATCCACATAGAAAAGATAAGTCGCTACATCCTTGCGTAGTCTGCTGTTTGCACCCCACGGACTAAGTGGCAGCTCAACCTTGCCAGCTTGCATTTCAAGCAACAGGTTAGGTATTTCCATTTCGTTGTCGCTCTCATACAGCACATCCTTGTACATTGAACGATAGAAAGCCTCCTTGTCGTTATTTTCATCGTCAGTATCGCTTTCATCATCTTCTGTGTCGGTGCTATCATCTTCGCTTTCGTCTGCCTGTTCCACCGCTTTTGCAGTTTTCTTGCCCTTTCCCTTTTTCGGCTCTTCATCTTCACTTGGAAAACTCAAACCGATAAAATCAAAGTTCACATCGGCAAATGTCGTTTCCACTTGCAAGGCGTTGTAGTCCCATTCGCCATTATTGATGTTGTCCCTAAGTATGAGGTCAGCCTCTTCTTCGGGTGTTACATCCGTGTAAAGCACGGTTGGCACTTCTGCCACCTTGCACCGCTTGGCTGCTTTCAACCTCTGATTGCCACAAAGGACAATAAACTTACCCTCACGTTCTACAATAGCAAGCGGTCTGTGTTCCCAAAAACCATTGATACGGATTGAATCAACAAGCCTATCCAAGTCTGCTTTGTTGATTGTGCGAGGGTTTTCGGGCAGTGGGTGCAACTCCGACACCTTGCGGAATTTCATAGGCTCACTTTTCATCTGACACCTCGCTTTCTTCATTGTCGGTTACATAATCCGTGCAATCGGGAACAAGGTTAGCCTCATTCTCAATCACACGGAAACATTTGCGTATGTATTCAGCCAAGCGCACAAGGCGGTAGTGCTTTCTGTATTTCAGAAAAACAAGCCTACTGCCGTCATTGGTATCAACACCCCAACCATAGAAACGACCTCTGTAATCAAGCGGTAGCTTTATTCTGTTGTCGTAGAGATATACGCTATCAGCCACAACCTTTGAGATTGTAGCCGTGCGGTTGTATCTGCCATTAAGGAAAATAACCGCCTTATCGCCCTTTTGGAGCGTTGCTTGTGGCAGCAAAAGAACTGCCTTTGAGCCTATCCATTCCCAACCGCCCAAATACAGGACAGCCAGAACGATTAAAGCCGTTGCTATGCTTAATATTGCCGTTGTCATATCGTTGTAAATTTACTTGGTAAATACCCTTTGCAAAGATACTAATTTTGTGTCTAACAAACACATATTTGAATAAAAATCTGCTTATAAACCATAAACAAGCATTGCTGCATCACGGTTATGCTCATTTGTGCGACCTTGCCACTTTGTTATTGCCTTGAAACTCTCGCCTGTCAGCTTTGTTACATTGCGCTTTGGAGCAACCATTTCATACTTGATGTTAGCCTTGTCTTTACACAGGTCTGAAAGGTAATCATCCCATATACTTGCATCACGCTTAACAGAGCCGACACCTTGCAGTTTCTTTCGCTCTTGCTCACGGCTCATTCTCTCTGTACCGAACCAAGTTCTTTGCCTTGGGTCTTCGACACGCACAACCACTTCAATGCCCGATTGGACGTATTCGTTCACAATCTTCATCGCCTCGTGGATAGCCATTGTTTCAAGCAAGAGAAACTGCCCACCGCCCCATATAGCCACGCCTGTATGCGTTCCCGTGTCTATGCCGATATAAGCCTTTCCTATTATCTTAGCCATTGCCTTTCTTGATTTTAGTGTAAAACTCGCCTGTCTTTATATAGCGTAGGCGCATCATAAACATCATCTTGTAGTAGTTTTCACGACCACAAACCTTGATTACATCCTTTTTGAGTTTACGAGGTAAACGGATTGATTTAATTGTTCTCATTTTGTTTTGTCTTTTTGTATTCTTTCATTGCTGAATGTAGGCTGTTGGTGCTGTCAAGCAACGTAATGAGCTTATCAACATCAATCATCTTTTCACCGTCCAAATACGCCCACACATTACGCAGCGCATCCGCAATGGCTTTTGCCTGTTTCGCCTCCTTGAGGGAGCTTTGCACTTCCTTGTTGGTGGCAGTGGCACGACCATTGGCTTTTGCAGTTCTCAACGCTGTTTTCGCTGCTCTCACTTGGTCGCTCTCATGTGTGTAGCTGTTGCTTATCTCTCTTGCTGCCATTGCCGACAACTCGCCAGTGGCTATCTTGTCTTGCAAGTATTGGGGCAAGTCCAACAGCGAGAGGCACTTGCTGATAAATGCGGGCGATTTCTTGAACTTTTCGGCTATCTCAACTTGTGAGTAGCCAAATTCTTCTTTGAACCGCCTAAACATTATGGCACATTCCAATTCGGAGAAACGCTTACCCTCGTTTCGCATCATCTGCTCAATGTAGAGCTGTTCGGTTGTTGCGCCTTTCGGTGCTTTAAGTGCCTTGATGAATGGAATGTTTGCACCCTCCGATATTGCAAGCATTGTGGCACGGTATCGTCTTTCACCGTCCACCAGCTTGTATTTCTCCACGCCATCCTCTTTGTAGGGGATAACAGTAACAGGGTTAAGCACTCCATTTGCCTTTATCTGTTCTTTGAGTTCTTCCAAGTCAAAATCTCTACGCACATTGAAACCCTCCATTACGACAATGTTTCTTGGGTCTATCAGAAACAGGTCTGTGCGCTTTGTTGCGTTCACTTCCATATTAAGATTGTTTTTATTAGAATAAATATTGCGTTCTTTGTTCCCATTCAAGCCGTTTCATCGCCTTTTCAAAGTATTTGGGCAATATCTCACATCCTATAAACTTGCGTTTCTCCTTGTAACACGCAATGGCTGTTGAAAAACTGCCAGCATACGCATCAAACACCACATCACCCTCGTTGGAGTGCAACATCAACAGGTGGCGTAACAGATTGATTGGCTTTTCCGTTTCGTGTAGCCTGTTCTTTGCCTGTGGCGGTTGGTCGTGAAAGGTTTTCATTTGCAGTTCATAACCGAGGTTGTTGTACGTTACACCCTTGGAGCGCACATATACGATAAATTCAAGGTTATTGATGTAGCAGCCATTGCCCAACGGCATAGGGTTCGGTTTATCCCACACAAGCAAGGTTGCCACATACCCCTTGTTTTCCCACCATGTCATTATGCGCCCTATCTGTTTGTTGGAGCAAAACACGCAGATGTTCACACCCTTGCAAATCCGCTCAAACTCGCCAAACACCTTGTCATAGTCAATACCTTGCGACACGAAATAAAGCGAGCTGTTCTTGCGTGATTGGATTTGCTTTCTTGTGCAAAAGTCCCCATGTGAGCCTCCACCGTTCAAATCCAAGTCGTAGGGAATATCAGACAGTATGAAGTCCACGCTGTTGTCTGGCATATCTTTCATCACATCCATGCAATCGCAATTGTAGCAAGTGCAGTTCTTCAGTACCAGTGGCTCATTCATCATCATCAAAGTATTCTTCGTTTCCCTCAATGAAATTATCCATTGCATCATCGCACCAAGTACCCTCGCACAATCCATCCGCTCTATGGTCTATATCGCCATCGCGCCACGGACAGAACTTGCATATTTCTTCACCGAGTATATTTTTATATTCTTCTCTACTCATAGCATTATACTTTTGCAACTCACGCCTTGCCTTACGTAAATCTTCCGCATCAAAAACATTTGCGCTCATAGTCAGTATCTGAAATCTGTAAAGTGGATTATCACTCCCTCAAACACGTTGCTCTTGCATCCGCACTTGCCAAAGAAGTAATCCACGAAATCTTCAACGCTCAATCCGTCATTGTTAGCAATGTCTTCCATCGGCACACGCTTGTTATCAATCCAGCATTGGGGCAGCGCATCGTCAGACGAATATGTCATTGTTATGTGTTGCAGCCCTATCTGGGCAAGCTTCTTTATCTCTCGTTGTTCTGAACGGTATGGTCTTTCCGTCCATTCACGAATGGAAAGTATCTTCTTTCCGCTGTTCACCTCATCACAACGCTTTGCCCATAGCCCTTTCTCGTCCATACGGACAGTATGTATCTTGTGGTTGGCATAGAGCAAGTTTGCAAACATTGTCGGTGTTCCAGCCTTGGTATGCTTAACAGGGAACACCCTGTTAAGCATTAGTATTACGTTTTTCTTCATGCGTAAATTGTTTGTCAAACACACATCACGGGTAAAAATAAAAGGCTACTTGCGCCTACTACCCCCGTGTAACTCAATCACGTTGAAACTCTTGAAGCGGTCTATCAGACGGCTTTCAAAGCGTTCTTTCAGTTCGGTAACAGTAAGGTTGCTTGTAATGTGATACCGCTTTCCGTACTGTTGGTATATCTCATAGCGAGCGAAAAGAAACTCATCGGTAATCTGGGTAAGCAGCGTTCCGAAACTCTTTTGCTTTTCTGTTGCAAGTCCGAGGTCATTAAGACATACCGCAAATGGCATGACACCATCGTAGCACTCTTGCGAGCTTGCACCCTTAACCTCATTGTAGGTGTACTTGTCAATGTGTCCATACACCTTGTGGTAGTTCATAAGTTGCGTCATACTGATATTGCGAAACATATTCTCGTTATTGGTTACTCTTAGATAGTCAGAGAATATTTGCATTATCATTGTCTTGCCTGTGCCTGGTTCTCCAATAAGCAAGATATTCTTGTGCAACTTATAGTTTTCGTTGGGGAATACGTTTTCTGCTAAAATGCAGTTGTTAAAGTAGTAGGTCAAGAAGCGCAACACCTTAGAGTTGTATTCATCAACAATAAAGTCGGAAAACTCACGCAGCATATAGTTCTTGCCAATGCTGACAATGAGATTAACGTGCTGTGAATACTCTTTAGGGTCTGTTAGGTCGTATCTAAAACCTTTCAGAATACCCTTTCTGTGTTGGACTGTCAGAGCTTCCGCCCGCTGTTTCGTCAAGTGGAATCGTTCCGCTTGCATATCCTGTATGATTTTCAATGCCTCTTCCTGTGTCTTGGGCAGTTGAAGCTGCTTTCCGTTGAGTACCATATTTAATATATTCTTCGTTATACCTATCAACTACCCAATTAAGGATAGCCTTATAATCTGACTTGTACCGCTTGCCTTTTGAACCTTTATAGTTGTCAAGTATCTCTATCATCCGCTTTGCCGCATCCTCTCCGTGTTCGGCACAGAGCTTGGCGTATTCATCACGGGTAAGTTTGACACATTCGGCATAGTTGTACTTTTTCTTTTTCTCCACCATTTGCTTTTGCTTTTCTGTGAGTGGTGGCGGTGCATCATCGCTACTTGGCTCGTTAGGGAATAACAAAGGCTGTTCTTGTTTAGAAGTAGGCGGTGACTCAATAGGGCTTGGTGTTGCAGCCTTATTCCCTTTTTTCGGTGCTTCGCTAATCCTATGCTTCATCGCATCGCCGCCTTTCTTGCCAGCATTGCGCCTTTTTTCGCTTATATCAGCTTGTTTCACCATGTCAGCGGAATAGTACACGCCTTTGTGGTTTAACGACAGCACACCGCAATCTATGAGTTCCTGTATCGGTTCATCATCAGTACACCCAGACAATGCTACCAACTCGTTAAGCGTATATGGCGCATTGTTTGGCTTTACCAACATTCCACGTTGGGAACTTTCCCACATATAGCAGAGCAAACCGACCCACGCACCCTTTGCCATAAGCGAAAGGGTATTGACACGAGGGTCTGTAAGCCAAGCCCCCGTGTCAAAAGGCATAAGTGAGTGTTTCCGCTTATCTGCCATACCCCTTAGTGTTTATGCTTCCATAATGGCAATGTCGGGCGCAATCTCACGGATTTTACCAACAACATCGTCAATGCAACGGTCACGGTACTCATCTGCTACCTCCTTGGCACCAGGCGATACGAGTTGTAAGTACACCTCTCCGTCTGAAAGGTAATGGTCGAACTCCACAACAATAGGTGTCTTCTCCGTACCCTTGAAGATGGCGATATTAACAGTAAAGTCCTTAGGCAGATTGCTTTCCACCTGTGTACGGTACACATCAGCACGACTGCCAGACGGGTCACGCTGCTTCTCAATCTCTGACTTTGCATTTGCAGTGAAGTTTTTGAGGGCAGAAACGAGTTTCATATTTTCCTCTTTCTTGTCGAACACGGCACGGTTAAGGCGCAAGAACTGTCCGAGCTTTGCGGGAATCCAGCCCGTCTTCTCATCGTTGATGTGGAATGCCTCGAAGATTTCAGAGTAAGCAGCCTTGCCTGTGAATGTGGACTTGGTGTAGTTGTCACGCTCGTTGATAGTAAGCGTGATAGTCATTGCCTCACGGTTCACAACAATGTTGGCTCCCTTCTGGTCAATCGTATCAACTCGCTTAACGAGCCAATCAAGCGGTGTTGAAAGCACGCCCGCAACATCAATGTTTTCGGGTCTTTTGAGTTCCAACTGCTGAACCTCTGGTGCAACACCCTCACGCAATATAATCTCAATTGGCTTTTCGCCTGTGTAGTTGCCGATATTAACGGCAATCTTTTCGTTGTTCTTTTCCATTTTTCTTTTGGTTTACTTAGTGAATAAATTAGTTGTCTGTTCCTGTTCTACGCACGAATTGCATAACTGTACGCTGGCGTTCTTCTGGGGTAATCGGGCGTTCCTCCAACTTGTAGCCTTCGGGCGAGTAGAATGCAGTCTTTCCCTCGTCCACATCTACGAACTTGAAACAATCTCCCTTAACGTACTCGCCTCGGGCTTTCAGCTCGTCAAGGATAAGTCCCCGTCTTTCCAGCAGCGGCTTAATGCGTCCCTTATAGTCCGCTCTGATTTCAGCGAGTTTGTCTTCAAGCTCTGATACTTGGATAGACACGTTCTCCAGCTCCTCACGCCTTGCGTTCACTTCGTGCTGCTCAAACTTGCGTGTGTAACTACGCTCTACGATTTGGTCGCAGTTGTCACGCAATAGCTGTTCCCTTTTTTCAACGGGTTCTTCAGCAAACATTAAATCTTGCATAACTTTCTGTTTTTGGTTCAACAATTATTTTAAGCGTTCTCCAACTTTGAAATTGTATGCGAGGTATTCTGTCCACAACTCCAAGAACTGTGTTCCAAAATATCTTGCCTTTTCGTATGTATCAAGGCACAAGCGGAAGCCACTGTACGCAAGCGAGTACGAGGAACGATAAGTCGCAGGCGCAGACCCCCAGCCCGCATTCGCACCATCATGCGCAGAAGCAGACAGAAGCAAACCCCTTTCTTCGCTATCCATGCGCTCCACTTCATCTTTGGTATATAAGGCAAACCAAGGATAGTAATAGGTACGATTGCCGTTAGGGTCGGGATAGACCTTAACCTCACCACCCCAAAGAGCCTTGCAAACAAGCTCCAACTTCATAAGGGCGATAATATGCTTCGGTACTCCAGCATTAGTTAGCGTAACCTCATCAACCTTTTCACCAAGCGCAGTGCAAGCGTCCTCATAGGTCTTGATAGTCTTGTAATCTTTGAGGTTTGGGATGTTAGGGCGAATGTCTGTAACATAAGACCAGAATACAACATCTTCGTCTTCTACAACCTCATTCCAATCCTTATCATCAGACACGAACCGAAAAGACGAAACATTATTTTCGCTGTCAATAAGCATTACGGGAATGACATTATCGCCATATCCTTTGTTGCTTGGTTTCTCGCTTGGCTTTCGCCAGATACGGTTGAGGTATTCCTGTACCTCAACCGTTTTTGTTTCTTTGTTCATCGCTTAACTTTTTGAGTTTCTGAATATTCTTTTTTGTTAATCTCACAGCATTGTAACCCCGTGTGCTTGTATTATCGGGCAACAACTCTAAAATCATTGGAATGTGTCTTACCAAGTCAGTAACCACATTGTTAGGCACCTGTATCATCGTTAGTTCTCCAATATTTATCGGGGTCGGGTATTTCAATTCCAAGGTATTCACGCCCATACTCCCTTAGCTTTTCGCAATATGTGGAGAATGTCAGAGTGTCCATAGTTGCAGTTGATGAGGGAAATTCCACTATCTCGCTCGTGTGCTTATTCACTACACTATCCTTTGCAAGCATATTCTTGAAGTATTCGTGTACTTGTTCAACGCTCACGAACTCCCAACCAGCCTCTAAGAGTGCATCAAGCAGCATTGGGTATATGCAACCCCACAGCCACCCGTTTTGGTCGTTAGAGCGTGGCTTACGCATACGCTTAACCTCAATGCGGTACATTCCATCACATACCTGTGCAAACCATTCATACAATGGTTGTAGCGTGAATAGTCCTTTTCTTTTTTCCACCAAGACCTTTGCCATATCAGAACCTTGTAATGTCTATGCTAAGATTTGGGGCAGCAGCATACACCACCTTACCCGTATGTCTTTCGATTTCAGATACAAATTGCAACCTGTCGCTGTTGTGGTCTGACAAGTGCAAAAGCACTATGTTATACACATTGGAAAGGTCTAAATCAGAGAGTACCGACTTGCACGTTTGCAGTTCCATGTGAGAATTTGGCAAGCGGTCTATTTGCGTCTTGGGCGTTAGTCCAGCATTGACAGCTTCAATGAGCTTAGGCATTGAATAGTTGCACTCTATCAAAACGTGGTTAAGATTAGAGAACAAGCTAAGACACTCGCAACTGTCAGTAAGAAACATCACACGCCCACATTCGGGGTGTTCTATGAGGTAGCCCACACAAGGGACATCATGGCAAGCGTTGAACGGCAGCACCTTAAACCGACCGAGTTTGTACCCATGTTTGGGAACAATGGGGATAGAGCGTGAACCCCATACACCCCTTGTTTCCCAAACATCTGGCAAAGCCAATGTGTAAAAGCCATTATCTACCATAGCCTTAATATACTTGGCGTGGTCTTGGTGTCGGTGCGTTATCAGACAGCCAACGACTTTTCGGAGATTGTAACCCAAAGCCTTTTTCACTTCTTGGAAGCGTACTCCAGCTTCAAGTATCAGAGCTTCCTTGCCGTTGTCAAGAATGTAACAGTTGCCGCTGCTGCTTGAACCTAACACTTTCAACTCCATAGTTCACTTGGTTAATCAAAAGCCTGGGTCTGGCTCTGTTTCCTGTCCGTCTTGCTCATCGCCTTGTGGCAGTGACTGAACATCTGTTACATCTTCGTATTCCACATCTGTATCGTCAAATGCTTCGGGAGATTGAGCGAAAACATTAACATCTGGTTTGTCTTCCGTATCGCCTTGCGTGTCGGAGGCAATACCCTCTTGCAATGATACCGTGAGATAGCCATATTTGCCCAAGAGATTGCGTAGCACGGTCTTTATCGCCATAGCGTGAAAGTTTCCTTGCCAACCAACTTGTGAGCTGTCAGCATTGACAGGCAGCTTTGCGAGGTTTAGCAGCGTGTCAATAGTAACACCCTTGTTGTATGCTATCGCCTTAGAGTAACGCTTGGCGTGTGCCGCCATATCCTCAACGCTCATATAGAGAGCCTTGTGATAGCCGTCCACCAACTGAATATAAGCAAAGTAGCCTACGACCTTTTCAGACATCTTACATCCCTCAACATCTATTTCGCCCGTCAGCTTACTTGTACGTTGCAACTCGCCCTCGTACACGACATCAGCGTTAATGATAGCATACTTACCTGTACGCATTGCAAGCTGATACAAGCCCTTGTAGCCAATCTGAAATACAGGCTCGTACTTCTTCACACGGTTGCCTTTCTCGTCAATTACCGTGTTGTAGTACGGAATAATGAAAGCCTGTCCCAACGCCTTGTTGATAGGCAAGTGCAATACCGCTGCTTTCAGAGCTTCTTTCACTACTTGGTTAGGGTCGCATAACTGTAACTTGCTATCCGAACTATACAAGTCTATGAGTGACGCAACAAATGTAGATGCGTTCTTGCTAAGGGCGTTCTTGAACTGTGTCATTACCGAATCAGCGTTAAGCACTCGTTTCAGCGTGTCTAAGTTCTTCGCCTGTGGTTTCTTTGCGACAGCACCGCCCTGTTGTTGCTGCGGTGCAGTCATTGATTTCTGTTCTTCCATATTGATTACTCTATAATGGTTAGCTGTTTATCATTGCTTACCCTCAAGTTCACAATTTGCGAGATAGTAGGAATGATATTGTTAAAGCTCTCTCTGTTGTCAATGAATATCGGTGCAGAAATACCCTTAGTGGCACAAATGGCGTTGATAATGTCCAAGCCAGCGTTCACCTTGCCGCAAGCGTTTACATCTGCATAAGGCACACCGTTCACGCTACAATAGCAAGTGATTTTCTCGCCACCGTTCTTCTGGTCTTTGACAAAGGAGAACGAAACGACACTGAACAAGCCGTTGATACGTTGCATGAGAACTTCATCTTTTGACTTCTGAAAGCGTGTATATACATCTTCCCAACGCTCCAAGTCTGCCTTGACTTGATTGTTGGAGATACGCTTTTCTTCAAGTTCTGCCACCTCTTTGCTGACACGCTCAATCATGGCACGTTTGCCAAGTCGTTTGTTGATGTCGGCAATCTGGGCGTTGATGTTGTTCTTGCTGCTTTGCAGTTCCGACACATCGGCTTGTGGCACCTCAATTTTCAGTTGGTTGTCAATGTCCGCTATGTCATTGCGCAAGGCAATACACTGTTCATCGGATGCAATGGCTTCATCAGCATTGCCAGCAACAGGGATATGCGCTTTCTTTATTTCGATATTTCCCTTAATAGTAAGGGCTTCGTCTTCAAGTTTGGCAATCAGTCCTGTTAGTTTGGTCTGCTGCTCGACAGCCTTGTCATATTCAGCCTTGTATTGCTTGCCCTTAGTCTGAATGTCCTTTTGTCGCTTTGACTTGTTTTGTTCAAAGTTTCCACGGAGCTTCGCAATTGCGTTTTCCAAGTTCTCACCCTTGTAAGGTTCACCACAGGTAGGGCAGACAAGCACATCACCATTTGGTTCTGTGAACTGTTCTTTGGCAATGGTCTTGAATTTCTCACGCATATCTACGAGCTTTGTGTTAAGCTCTGTCACCTTATCATCAGTAGCCTTTTTCTCGTTGCGGTAACGTGACACGTTGGTCTGATTGATTGAAAGCTCACCCTCCATCTGCTGTATTTCAGCAATAGCCTTGTTATGCGCTGCGTTAGTTTCCATGCGGATAGCACTCTCACGGTCTTGCAACATCATACGCTTTTGGGATTGCTTGTTGCGCAACTCCATCTTACGCTTATAGGCTTCTTCGTTAAGTGCCGACTTGTCGCTAATCTGTGCGTCTATTCCCTTAACGCTGTCTTGCAATGACTTCAACTGCTTTTCAAGTGCCGACCAATCTTCACTTTCGGGCATGAGCTTTTGAGCGGTTTCTATGCTTGCTGGTATTGTGACAAGCGCATCATTACAAGCCTTTTTCTTGGCAGCGACTTCTTTTGCCCACTTAGCAAGGCTCGTTCCGTTCACTTCATCAAGTAAAGCAATGAACTCTGGATTAGTAGCCGCCACTTCTTCATCATCTATGTTGCCGACCATTTCAAGCAACATTTCCTTTTGCGTGTCCGCACTCAATGATGTAAAGAAATACGGGTTGGTAATCATACGGAACACATCTTCTGGTATGATTTCCGATATTTCGGCTTGATACTCTTTCTTGGTGCCTGTGCGCACATCGTTGATGAAATACTGTGTTTCGTCTTTCATCACTTCATCAGTAGTACCGTTCACTTTTTGCCACTTCTCACAAAGTGAGCGTTGCAGTTTTATTTCCTTGCCGTCCACATCAAGCACGGCTGTTACAGAGTGTTCCAGACGATATATTGGCTTTCCGTTCTCGTCATTGGTTTTCACGTTAAAGCCATTAGCACCGTCACTTCTACCTGTGCTGTCCTTGCCGAACAGAAGCCACAGATACGCATCATAGAGCGTTGTCTTGCCCGTTCCATTGTCCCCGCATACGGTCGTTATGCCGTCATTGAACGTGATACTAAAATCACGCACTCCCTTGAAATTGACAAGGGAAAGGGATTTCAATAAAATTTTCTTCATTGTGCGCCAAATTTGATGTTATTACTTTCGATATACTTTTCTCTGATTGTGCGAGCGTCATTCAGCACTGTTTGCACATTCTCCACATAGCGAATGTCAATAAGCGGAATGTTGTTGTAGCAAATGTAAAGCTGCTTTTGGAACTCCATTACTTGCACTACTTTCAAAGACTCACTCTGCATCACCGCCTTACGTTGTTCGGCTTTGCGTTCTTGTCTGCCTTTCAGATAGGCAGAGATAAATCTGCTAATCCTGTTCATAGTTTCTTATCTGTTGATGATTGTTTTTAATGTTTCAGCATTGTTGAGCTGTTGCAGCTCTGCCCGTGAATAGAAACGCTTTGAGTTGGGAGCGGAACCATTACGTTGTGGAGTTATAAGCCCTTGCTCAACCCACCGCCTTACTCGCATTTCTTGATACAGGCGATATGCCTCACGTTGTGAAACCAAGTCGTTGCTTGGTGTGTTCGTCTGTATTATCGTGGCAGCACCAAGAGCCGCCATTTCCTTACAGATGTTCTTCAATTCGTACAACTCCATTGTAATAGCCATATCATGCCCTCCTTTTACGCTTGAAATAATCTCTTACGCTTTCAGTGGAATACTCTTTGTCTATGTAGCATAGCCAAGCAAAAGCCCAACCGCCACAGGCGAATAAGATGTGTCCCCAATTGAAAAACATGGTTACTGTGCAACATAGGGCTATTAACCCCCAAACACACATACCAATAAAATTTACCAATGTGCTTCTACTCATCGTCTGATACTTTAAGCGTTAAACAATTCTTCTGCCTTAACGCCAAGATGTTTAGCGATAAGGGTTGTTCTCAATTCGTCTGGCTTCTGTGTTCCAGCAAGCCAACACCTTACAGTAGTAGGGTGTACCTTAACGAGTGCCGCAATATCATTCACCCATGCTGTTTTTGGAGCTTGTGGGCGTTCTGTTGGCAGCGCATCGTATAGCTGGCGAAACTTTGTTTTCTTCTTATACTTCATTTTCTTGCTGATTTAATGTGTTTTACAGACATATTTTTATATCTTTGCAACACTATTATTGTTATTGTGTTGCAAAGGTAAACGATTTACCCAAACCAACCAAATAATTTAGGCAAAAAGTTTATGGTGAGTATGTAATAAAGTTTTATAAACATTAGAATAGTATTGATAATGAACAAGTTAGACAGATATAAAATTTTGATACGCCACCTAACAAAAACAGGGTTTGTGGCAAATCAAAGGGAGTTGGGGCAGAAAATGGGGTATAATAATCCATCTGCGTTCTCGCAAGTAATCAACGGAAAGACGCAAGAGCCTAAACTATTTACCCAAAAGCTAAAGAATATTGTACCAGAATTAAACCTTGATTGGTTAGAAAATGGCACAGGCACCATGTTTGGTGAGGAATATTGTGAAGATACTGCAAACAAACAGGTACAGGTGAATGATGATAGCCTTGAACTTATCACAGCGGGCGGGGAGGCTTTCTCCAATATGATTGTCCGCATGATGAACGAAAAGCAGATTGCACCTTACGGTTTGCTTGCTGATAAGGACGCACAGATTGCCGACCTCAACAGGCAGATTGGTAAATTGGAGGCATTGTTGGAAGTTGCCCAAAAGGGAACTGCCCCAGCGGTCGGCAATGCCACTGTTGCAGATGTAGGGTAACTCCATTTGGAAAAGTACCCAAGTATTAACATAAAAACAAAGAGATATGAAAGAATACTATCGAATGGTTATTGAGCTTTGCAAGCAAAGCATACACCAAGTAAATTCAGAAAAGAGCTTAGAGGTTCTGGTGGAGTTAGAAAAGGCTATCACAACAGCAAGGATTAAGGGCTTTCCCTTTGAGGAACTGCAAGAGTTGAAAGCAGATGTCGAACAATTAAGAGCTATCGCATGAAAAAGATATTGTTAGGTCTGCTGCTAACAATTAGCGTAGCAGTTCATGGACAAATTAAGAACGCTGGATGCTTTCTACGCATGATAGAACCAATTGCAAACAATGCGCTATCGTACACGAATGATAGCGTTGGGATTTCGTTTGAATTTAACTCTATGAATTACTTTGTGGAAGTTACTATTGAAAATCACACAAACGAAATGATAGCAGTTGATTGGGATAAATTTCTTATCATAGACGGGAACACAAGTCAGCCGATTATTTTTGACGATACAGTTATTGCATTTAAGGACGTACCTAAAGGAAAAAGTCAAGTTGCACCCAAAACAAAGGTGTACCGAAAAATAACGGCAAGGGACAACATTGAATACCCTACACCATTCTATACAAAGAAATATATAAAGATACGCCCTCGTCAAATTGGCTTTCTCGTTCCAATAGACTATGAAAACAGGAGCGAAAGTTACAAGTGTGTTATTGAAGTATATATTCCACAAAAATGAATACACCAATAAGCAAACAGATAATGGAGCGTTTCTATTGCGCTTTGGATGCAATAGTGGCGATGAAAAAGATACGAGGTGTAAACACCTATTGCCGCCTGTACGAAATAGACAGGCGCAATCTTATAGCCAACCGCAAAGACTTGGATAGGGGTTGGTTTCAAGTTTCTTGGATGTACCCAATGGTAAAGGACTTTGGAGTAAATGCCAAATGGCTAATGTTGGGTGTTGGAAAGATGTTTGAAGAATGATAGCCGTACTTGTGATTATCTTTTTTGTTGGTCTGCTTTGGGCGTATGGTAAGCGACAGACTGCAAATAATGGTATCTACCAACCAACAGCACAACCAACGAAGAGAAAACGGAAACGCAAATCAAAGGTGCAATCATGGCAGAAACAACAAAAGCAGATTTGGAAAGCCAAAGCACGGTCGGCAATGCTCAAAACAAACTATGACTTTCTATCCATAGACGAGGCAAACGATTTGTTCACATACAATCATTCGGCAGACGAAATGAAGTTGCTTGATGTCGTTCTTGACGCAACGCTGGACGGAAAGGATTATGTGCAAATAGACCGTTCGCTATATGAGCGCATGAAATCAGAGAAAGCCTTGAAAAGGCAAATGGATAAAGAAAAAGAGTGTCAGAAATAGGCACTCTTTTTTCGTTTCGTTCAAAATTGAAGTTAGGTAAGCGTGTTCTTTCCCCCATACCCCCTATTTCATATACTTAAACCATTATATAATATATATAGAGTATATAACCGTGTGCGTGCGCGTCATGCGCGTGCGCGAGGGAGATTTTGCCTAAGCAAAACGGCACACTTAAAGCATTGATAATCAAGCAAGTAAAAATTTTGCTTAGGCAAAATATGTTTTGCTTAGGCAAAAATCTATACCAAAAACGAATAACATTGATAATCAAGCACTTGCAAAAAAGCCACAAACAACGAAAAAGGCTGTTTTGCTTAGGCAAAAATTATAAGTAATTGATTATCAGTTGTTTTTAATACCGATTTTGCCTAAGCAAAAATATTTCTCAATCGTTTTGCCTAAGCAAATTACGCAAATACTCTGATAATCAACGTGTTAGTGATTTTGCCTAAGCAAATTTGCTTAAGCAAAATAGGGCAAATAATTTTGCCTAAGCAAAACGGCACACTTAAAGCATTGATAATCAAGCAAGTAAAAATTTTGCTTAGGCAAAATGC